GCATATGGTTCGCTTACAAATAGGTCTGGCGATACCTACATCTACATAGCCATACGCCGTGGCCCGATGAAAGTGCCTACGCTGGGGACGAGTGTGTTTGGTCTGGATGCATCTTCCGCTGGAGGTTCTGGTGGTGTTCTGGGTGCAATAACAGCAAGTGATCTTGTCATCAACTCGCAACGTGACCCTGCTGCAAACTCGCCATTTGTGTTTATTGATAGGCTAAGAGGTGTTGGGCAACCAAATACAGGATCGACCACACGCGCACTGTATTCAAGCAACACCAACGCCGAAACAACCGTTGACAGCACAAGCACATCTTCAACAGCAGAAGGTGTAAACGGAGCTAATTTAACCTCAAGCGCAGGACGTAGCAGTGCAATTAGGACTGTTCAACAAGGGCCGGGCGGCTCTGTTGCTTACAACCTAATCCGCGCCCCCGGCTTTTTTGATGAGGTTTGCTATACGGGGAATTCAACAACGAGTAGAACTGTTAGCCATAATTTAGGTGTTGTGCCTGAGTTTACAATTATTAAAATAAGAAATGCTTCCGGTGACTTTTTTGCTTTATTTCCTAAAACACTCACCACCTATTCAAGAATGACTATTAATGGAGATGGGGCTGCAAATACATATGACTATTCCCCATCTACAGGAGGTTATGATTTTGCGGCTGCTCCTACCTCAACTCAAATTACTTTAGGTGGGTATGACAACACCAATGGTTCAGGCTACACCTACGTTGCCTACCTCTTCGCAACGCTTGCTGGTGTAAGTAAAGTTTTTTCCTACACAGGAAATGGTTCTTCACAGACCATTAACTGTGGCTTCACAGGCGGGTCAAGATTTGTAATGATAAAGCGCACTGACGTAGCAGGTGATTGGTACGTCTGGGACAGCGCAAGGGGAATCGTGGCAGGTAATGACCCACACCTCAGCCTCAACGATACAGCCGCTGAAGTCACGACAGACGACAGCGTGGATACAGACAACACAGGGTTTGTGGTGAACCAGCTATCAGCAACAAACGTGAACGTAACTTCTGCAACCTACATTGGACTCGCAATCGCGTAAGGACACATCATGCAAATACGTTTACAAACAGGCGCGGTCATGTACGAGGCAGAGTTTCGTGCATACCAAAAAGCCAATGGTGGCCCAGCTTGGGACACAACGACAACCGAGGTCTTGACAGCACTGGGTGCTGATGTAGTCTTTGAAGGCCCACAAGCCTCTGGCGGGACGGTCTACCAATACAGCCAAGCGTCTGGCGTCGAGCAGATTGACGGTAAGTGGTACACCAAGTACATCCTTGGCCCTACCTTCACCGACACAGAAGACACAACTGCTGCCGAGCAAGAGGCTGCTTACAAGGCCAGCAAGGACGCAGAGCAAGCCAAGTCTGTCCGCACCAGCCGGGATGACAAGCTGACTGAGACTGATTGGAGGTTTCGCAGTGATATGACACCTTCACAGGCGTGGAAAGATTACTGCCAAGCCTTGCGAGACATCCCAGCACAGGCTGGATTCCCTTGGACCGTTACTTGGCCTGACGCACCATGAGTGAGCTAGACATCCGGTTTACGAGCCATGAGGCCGTTTGTGCAGAACGTTATGCACAGATCAATGCTCGGCTCAAGCGGCTTGAGGGTGTGATTATGAAGACCACTGGCGTCTTGATCGTCTCCATGTCCGCTATCGTTTACGCATCTCTGACGCTGGGCAGATGAAGTGGACTTCTTCGACGTCCTCGCAAAAGCATGGCCCATCCTGCTGGCGCTGATCACCTTGATCATCGTCTTGGCAAAGTTGGACCTGCGGGTAGCTGTCTTGGAGGACAAGATCAAAACGCTATTTGAAATGTGGAACAGGCGGGACAAATGATCGATCCGCTAACCGCATTCGCTGTAGCCCAAGGAGCCATCAAAGGGATACAAGCTGCCATCAAGATGGGCAAGGACATCAATGGCATCAGCGGCGACCTGATGAAGTTCTTCGAGGCGAAGGACGTTATCGCCAAGGCGTCGGTCAAGAAGAAGCCAAAGGGCTTTGGCAAGAGCGATACGGCAGTGGCGTTTGAGACGGTGATGCAGCTCAAGCAGCTCCAAGACGCAGAGAACGAGCTGAAGCAGATGCTGATCTGGTCAGGCAATGACGATGTCTGGAACGCCCTGATGCTGGAGCGTAACCGCATGGTGGCTGAGCGCAAAAAGGCAGAGGCAGAGAAGGCTCAGGCCAAGGCACTGAGGGCTAAAGAGATTAACGACATCCTGACCTTTGGCCTGTGGGCTGCATTGGTGGCTGTAGTGATTGGTTTAACCGCGTGGTTTACGTGGCAACTCGTGGGGGACACATGATCGACTTAACCAAAACCATCGGGGCAGTCGCAGCCAGCATTGCAGCCATTGGCGGCGGGTACACGTTGGCAGACAAGTTTGGTTGGTTTGACAGAGCCATTCTTGAGTGGTCACCAGAGCATTTTAAAATCACAGCGGCGGCAGGGCAACCTATCAATGTGACAGTGGCCCGGATTAAAAAGCGTGATGATTGCTCTGTTGAGAGTTTTACCCCAAGCATCCGTGACGCAGCAGGTATGGTGCACGAGGCAACGACAACGGCAAGCAAATTCAGCGGCCCAGCAGGGCCAACGATTGACACGTTTACCTACCAATTGACTATGGTGCAAAAAGAAAAGATTGCACCCGGCACAGCCACCCTTCTGGCAACGATCAAATACAAATGCCCCGAGGGTGAGCGCGTTGTGCAGTACCCACGCCATGCAAACCTGAGTTTTGACTTGAAAGGCTGACCATGCTAACCCTACTCTCGACCCTGATCTCCTTCCTCGCCGGGGGCTTGCCAAAGCTGCTTGGCTTTTTCCAAGACAGGGCAGACAAGAAGCATGAGATGGCCATGGCCCAATTGCAGATCGAGCGAGAGCTGGAGATGCGCAAGGCCGGGTACGAAGCCCAGCAAAGGGTCGAGGAGATCAAGATCGAAGGGCAGATGATCGAGGCAGAGGCATCAGAACGAGCGGCCTTGTACGCGCACGACATCGCCATAGGTCAGGGCGCCAGCCAGTGGATGGTCAATCTCCGGGCCGGTGTCCGGCCCCTGTTGACTTACGGCTTCTTCTTGCTATTTACCTTCGTCGAAGTCGGCGGGTTTGTCTACGCTTGGAACCACGGGGTGGCGTTCGATGTTCTGCTCACCAAGTTGTGGAACTCTGACACTCAGATCATCTTTGCATCGATCATCAGCTTCCACTTCGGCGGCCGGGCATTCAAAGGCGGCAAGGATTGAAAGTCTCTGCCCGTTGCAAGGAGATGATCAAGCACCACGAGGGTGTTCGATTTAAACCGTACCGATGCCCAGCGCGTCTTTTTACGATTGGAGTAGGTCATGTCCTTTACCCAGATCAAGGTCGCTTACCTTTGGATCAAAGAGACGCTTTCCCACTTGCGGCAGCAGATAACCGCACGTTTTCAAAGGCAGAAGTAGATGGAATTCTTGGCCGCGATCTTCAGCGATTTGAGGTTGGGGTTGCCAAGCTCTTTCCCGTGGTTCTCACCCAAGGCCAGTTTGATGCTCTCGTCAGCTTTGCTTTTAATCTCGGTCTGGGAGGAGTTCAGCGATCAACGCTCCGTCAAAAGGTTCTTCGCGGAGAGATCGAAGAAGCGGCGGACGAGTTTCTGAAATTCACAAGGGGCGGGGGCAAAATCCTGCCCGGACTGGTAAAGCGCAGAAATGATGAACGCGCCCTGTTCTTAATGTAAAATCTTTGCGGGGCCACTGCGCCCGCAATAGGCCGCCTAGTGCGGCTTTCCTATTTGTGGAGCGAATATGGCAACAGCAAACAACCCGTTTGATTTAAACACCACGTCAGGGGCAACCCTGCTCGGCAACGCTACGAGCGCGATCGCCGCACCTCAAGCCACTGGATACACCGCGGCGACGTCTGGCGCAACTGGTTACAAGGCTACCGACGCCAACCCGTTTGGATACACGGCCAGCACCATGACTGGCGAAGGTTACAACGCGGGTTCGCGAACAGCGGCCGGATACGACGCGGCCGGGGCCCTTGGCACCAACTGGAACGTCGACAACAACCAAACAGTTCAAGGACAGATCGGCGGCCTGATTGCTGCCAACTCGCCCCTGCTCCAGCAAGCCCGTGCCAACTCATTGGCTCAGATGAACTCGCGAGGCTTGGTCAACTCGAGCATGGCCTTGGGAGAGGGCCAGAAGGCCGTCTACTCGGCAGCGCTCCCGATCGCCACACAAGACGCGGCCACCTTTGCCAACTCAGCTCAGGTCAACGCCAACGCTGCAAACCAGTTGGCCCAGTTCAACGCCGGCCAAAGCAACCAAGCCCTTGGTTTTACAGCCAACGCTCAGAACCAAGCCGGCTCAGAAAACTTGGCAGCCGGCAATCAGGCTCTCGGATTCACGGCTTCTGCGGCCAACCAAGCCGAAGCTCAAAACCAAGCTGCGAAAAATCAGGCCATGCAATTTGGCGCGGGTACAGCCAGCCAGACATCCGCGGCCAACGCAGCCGCGGCCAATCAGGCCGCACAGTTCACGGCCGGCGCGACCAATCAAGCGGCGGCGGCCAATGCGGCAGCCCAGAATCAGGCCGCCCAAGTCACGGCTGCCAACCAGACCGACGTCTCCAAGCAATACGCCACCGCTCTCAACAGCACTGTCCAGAACATGATGGACCAGTCGATGAAGTTCGCCCTGTCGAACGCCGACGCTCAGACAAAGATCGAACTGCAGAACATCGACGCGTCTACCCGCGCGACCTTGGCTGCAACAGAGGCCGCTTACAAAAACCAGATACAGGCATCGGCCAGCGCAAACGACGTCTTCCAGCAAGTGTCCAAGAACATCGCCGACCTCATGGCCAACCCAGACCTCAGCGCTGATGTTAAAGACGCTACGGGTACGCCCCCTGTTACGCCGAAGCAGGCGGCCGTCAACATGCAGAAAGCCTATTTGCAGAATTCGCTTGAGATTCTCAGCGCAACGTCGGGAATCAAAGGGCTTAAAGATCTGTTGACCGGTCTGTCATGACACGCGAAGCCCTTCTTGAACCGATCATCTCCTCGGTTCGCAAGGGCACTGCGTTGTCGAGGTACCAGATCCTTGACTACTTTGCTGACTGGGAAGTTCTTCAGTTCGATTTTGAAGACCGGCTTGTTTGGACCATGGTGGCCAAAGGGACTGAAGTGCACATTGCTCTTGCCCCTGACTGGCAGCCAAGGGCCAGCATGCGTGACTCGGTCAGGGCTTTCCTTGAGCCGGTGTTTGAGAGACATGGCTTTTTGACCACTCGCGTATCTCACGAGCGAGTAGATCAAAAAAAGTTTGTGAAACGAATCGGGTTTAAGCCCACTTGGAAAGACGGGGACGTTGAGTACTACCTGCTTGGCAGCCTACCATTTGAGAGGAAAATATGATTAAGAAATTCTATCTAACCCGGACGCAAACCCGGGCAATGTCGATTGACCACCCGATTGGCGACCCCACGGGCGGGGCAGCCTACGGTGAGAAGAGAGACCCGCTCAGCGCGGCCATTTCGATATTCTCGATGTATACCTCGGGCGCAGCCATTGCAGCAAACGGCTTAACTTTGCTGTCGGGCCTCCAGTTTGTGGGGAGCGCTCTAAGCCTAGTCGGCAACATCACCGGAAACAAGACCCTGTCCCAGATCGGCATGGTCGCCGGCCTTGCAGGCGGCATAGGTTCTTTTGCTGAGAAAGCAGGCCTGTTTGACTCTAAGGCCCTTGACTCAGCTATTGGCCTTGGTGATGACAAGATCACTAACGCTATGCTGCGAGATACAAATTATCGGGGTCTAGAAACCCCCTTGGGTGGGGGCACACCGGCTGCTGTCAAGGCGGACATCAGTAGCGTGGCCGAGGATTTTGTTAGGGGTGGTGGCGAGGCACTCGCTGATTCGCGCAGTCTTTCCGCCGCTGGCGTCAATTCTTTGGATACCCTCAACGCTGGCGGCAGTCCTTTGAATGCCCCGGCCGCCGGTGTTGCGCCCCCTGCGCTGCAAGCCGACTACTCCCTACAGGGGCCGGGGACGGGGATGGGGCTCAAACCGCCGGTCGGTGCACCAGTGGGTTTGCCGCCCGCCAAGCCCGGAGCCATGGACCTCCTTAAACAGGGCAAATTCGGGGATGCTGCCATGACCGCGGGCTCCGGTGCCATGGACATGCTGAAGACCAACCCGACCGGCGCTTATGTTGCCTCTAAGGCTGTTGGCGGACTGGCTGACTGGCTGAGTGGCAGGTCTGAGGCCGAGCTCGAGCAGATAAAAGCCAACACTGGATACGCCAACGCAAAGGCTTTGGAGGTTCAAGCTACCGTGGACAGAGAGAAGATGAGGCGTGCCAATTTGAACGCGGGCTATGGTAGCGTCAACGCCGGATTCAAGATCAACCCCAACGCGGTTGTTGCGCAGCCACCCGGCCTCGTAGCCGGAGCTATGCAACCCCGTTCAGCATAAGGAGCACAAAATGGCAACAGGCATTATCCAAGACAAAATGGGCCGCCCTGAAGGCGACGAGATCACAACCAAAGCGGTTTCTGACAACATCAAGATACCGCCTAAATTGCAAGAGGCTTATGACCGCGTGGTCATTGCAGGCATGAAGATCATGTTCTCCAAAGAAAGCCACCGGGCCATGCTTCAGGAGATCCAGAAGCCGGGTCCCTTGGACCAGCGTCTCGGCAAAGGCATTGCCGGCTTGATGCTCCTCATGTTCAAGGAGTCGAACGCGACGATGCCTCCGGACGTAATCATCCCGGCCGGAATCAAGCTGATGATGGAAGCAGTGGACTTCCTGCGCGACAGCGGACTGGAAAAACCAACCAACTCTGACATCGCTGGTGGTATGGAGGTCATGATCTCCACGATCCTTGAGAAGTTTGGCGTTGCGCCTGAAAAGATGGCCCAGATGTTGAGCCAGTTCAGCAACGAAAACATCCCCGAGATGGGAGCCTGATATGGCTAGTTTTGCAGGATTGATCTCTGGCGTTTTGGGCGGAGCCGCGGCTGGCTACGGCGAAGGCGCACAGATGGAGATGAAGAAGCAGGCCGATCTGGATCTGAAAAAACAGATGCTGGAAGCAGAGACCGAAAAGAATTTGCGACTGGACGATATCAAACGCCAGCGTGATGTCAGCTACGCCCGCGCCGAAACAGCTTACAACCAAAACCCCGATACCATAGCGGCCGCAGCAAATGCAGAGGCCAATAAATATGACGCTTTGATAAAAGCCGGTGTATCGGAAGCCAAGGCTAGAGCGCTAGTTGCCGAGGGCAAAGCCGCTGCCGGCGCTGAAACCGCGCTTGCACCTGTAAAGGCCGCAGCTGCTTCAGCCACTACTTTGGCAACCGCAGAAGCAAACGCAGCAGTGGCCCCGGCGGTTGCAAAAGCTTTTACGGATCAGTACAAAGCCAGCAAAGAGTTTGAAAATCTTAAAGCCTCAGACGCTACAGACGCTCAAATCAAAAAAGCAAAAACTCTTGCTGCCGACACAGGCTATATGGACGCGTTGGCAAAGATTAATTTGGCTACGCACGCAAACATCATTAAAGCTGCTGAAATCAGAGCCGCTACCGTTGAAAGCACAAGTGAGGACAGGCTTGAAGCGGCTAGAGCGAGGGCTGCCAGTAAACCAGAAGGGGGTGGCGCGGAAGGCAGCATTGCCCTTGAACGCGCGGAAAAATCAGCCAAAGAAGCACTGGCCCGAGCCCTTGGTGTGGAAGCGAAGGAAGCTAACCGCGCCTACATAACTTTGAAAAGGATGGCCGATGGCGGTGATGCAGTAGCTAAAGCCAAGTTGGCCGAAGTTACTCCAATGAAAAAGCGGTTGGAAGACGCCTCGGCTGAATGGGAAAACCGCAAAAAAGCCAAAACAGCCCCGGCCGCAGGAGCCCCGGCAGCGGCGGCTTCGGGTGCCGCGCCACCTTTGCCACCCAAATTCAAACTGGATTAAAAGAGCAATATGGGCTTTAAAACCGCAACCAATCCGGAGACCGGAGAACGTGTTGTTTTGGTGGGCAATCGGTGGGAGCCGTTCACGAAGTCGGCCACCAACGACGCCGGCGACAAAGCGTATCTGGTCAACAACAAATGGGTGACCGACGAGCTTGCCGCCGAGGCAGAGCCATCGCCGGTCGCTGCAGCGCCGACCACCGCAGCGCCAACCACCGCCACGCCGGCAGCGCCAACCGCCGTTGCTGCCCCGCCCGCCGCCACGCCCAAAGCCGTTGCACCCAAAGTCGCAGCGCCGGCCGACAACCGCAGCGCTTTGCAAAAGATGCGGGACTTCGTATCGCCCGAATACAAGAGCGTGCTGGAGACAGCGCCCGTGCCAACAGCGCAACAGCAACAGGCCGAAATCGACAAACGCCTGAGCTACGGCGCCGGACCTATCAGCCGCGAGACCGTGGCCAAGGCCGACCAAATGCGCATGGGTCGCGTGCCGGTTGAGCCGGGCCCCGCGCTTACTGTTGCCAAGGTTCGCGAAGCCGAGGGCGCTGAAACTTTTGACCAATTGGCTCAAAGATTAAAACGCGACGATCTGCTACAGCAAGAAACCCAAACTGCCCGTCGCCAAGCCTTTGCTGAAGAAAACCCATTGCTTGCCAGCGCTGCTGCTGGATCCGCAGGTTTGGTCAGCGGCGCCTTAAACATTCCAAGCGTAACGGCCGACGCCTTTAACCAGACGTTTGTCAATCCCGCTTTGCAATTGGCCGGCTTAAAACCTTTGGCCAAAGTGACTACTGCGTTTGGCACTGAATACCTTGCCAAAAGCGCACAAGATTTCATGCCTAAGATTGGCACGCGCAGCATGGAAGGCGCATGGAAAAACGAAGAGTTTTCCCCATGGCTTATGTCCAAGCTGGCGGCCAACTCCCCTCAAATGGCTCAACAATTGGTTGCGGCTTTTGTACCCCCGCTCCGCGTAGCCTTGCTGGGCGGCATGGGCGGAACAGCGGCCGGCCAAAGCTACGCGCAAGGCGATGACTCCCGCGTGGCCATAGCCAAGGGTGCGCTTGAAATTGGCACAGAGATGCTGCCGTTAAAAGTTTTTGACAAACTAGGTGACGTGTTCAAAGGCATGTCGGTTGCAAAGCAAAACGCCGTGATGGCAATTGCTGGGCAACGGCTAGTCCAAGCCGGTGCCGCGATTACTGCCAACGGCATCACCAACGCCATTGAAGAAACGGCCGCTCAGTTTGGCGGCAACGTGCTTGACAAGTTTTTCCAAGGCAAAGACATTGAACTGAGCAAGGGCCTTGGCGAGGCTGCTGTGCTTGGCGCAGCTACTGGCACCGCCATGTCAGGTTTGCAAGTTGCCAGTATCGCTAGGGGCGCATACGACCCCAACGTACAGATTGCCCGAGCCATTGACCAGAACGTCGCCGGCACGCAGTTCACTGGCACCGACCAAGCCGCGCGTACCCTGCTCAGCGCGGACACATACGACGCCCGGCTGATCAGCCCCCTGATGACAGCGGACCCTTCTCGCGTTCTGCAGTCAACGTCGGTCGACGAGGCGGTCACGTCGGCGAATGAGTTGGCCGGATCTCTGGAGATCACGCCGGGCCCGGTCGGGCCTACTCTTGACCTCAACGCGCCGGCCCCAGCTGGCGCTTTGGGCCCAAGCGGCCCTACCCTTGACCTCGACGCGCCGGTCCCAGCTGGCGCCTTGGGCCCGATTGAGCCTACTTTTGACTTCGACGCGCCGGCCCCGGCGGGCCTCTTGAGCCCGAGCGGCCCTGCGCTTGGCGCCGAGCCGCCGACGCTGCCACGTCTAGCTGAGCGCACTTCTGACTCGGACCTGCTGGCCCGGGTCACCGGTCAGGTGCCTGAGCTTGCCGGCCTGACCGCGCCACGTCCGCAGAAGATCCAAGGTGTTCCAGTCGGGGATCTGTCCGATGAGCAGCTGACCACCATCGCAGCCGATGAATCCGTCCCCGCAATCACCCGCAGGGGCGCGTCAGTTGAGCTCACAGCGCGTCAAACGGAGGCGGCCGGTACTACCCCAGCCTCTGGACTTACAAACGCTCCCAGCGTAACATTGCCCGATGCAGCAACCACCCAAGACTCAGGCGCCATTGCCGACAAAACCCTCACCCTCCCGGCAGCGCCAATGCGGGGTGTCCCTCCTACGTCAGTGGGAGGAGTCGCTGACGGAGACGCAGCGAGAGCAGCTGCCACAGAGTCTTTGGGAAGATGGGCAGCTTCCACTGGTGAAGTAAACCTACCCGCGGTCTTCAACGCCCCGACCCCAGAAGCCGCCACTGCGGTCGCCGGGATCGCCGAAGCACTGGGCACCCAGTTCAAGGGCAGGGTATTTGCATACAACGACGATCGGGCGGACTCGCTCAACGGCATTGCCATTGGCCGGGTTGCCTTTGTCAACACCGGCAGCGTTGACATCAACATCGGTCGCACCGCTCTTCACGAGTTCCACCACACGGTTGAGCAGATCGCCAAGCTGGAGTCCAAACAGGGCATGGCCAACACGCCGGCCCAGCGTTACGTGGCCAGCATGAAGGGTATCTTTGCCGGCATGGACCCGGCCGGCAAGCGTGCCTACCTCACAAACTTCCTGCACAAAGACGAGTTGGCCGCGATAGCCGACCCTGTTGCGCGGGAGCAACGCCTGCAAGAGCTGGTGTCGCTGCCAAATACCGAGTCTGAAATGATCGCCGACTTCCTCGGCAACAGGGCAACAGACAAAAGATTCTGGAAAGATGTGGCCAAGACGGACCCGCAAGGGTTCAAAGGTTTTGTCGACAAGTGGATCGGCATCATTGACAATCTGTTGGCCGCGTTCAGGGGTAAAGCCAACCAAGGGAAGAAGGAGTCTGCCCGGGTTGACAAGTACGTCCAAGATTTAAAAGCGGCAAAGGTCATAGCGCGAGACGCGCTCATTGAATACAGCAAAGGGGTCAGAGATGGAAGCATTAACGTTGCAGCAGGTCAAGACGTATCAGAGCCTGCAGCGTCAGCTCGACCAGTCGCTTCTGGAGATGGGGGCGGTCAAGCCCCAGAATACGGAACAGCCCGCGAAGGCGCCATCTCAGTTCTCGGCCGCCACTACTCAACCGAAACCAGATCTTCGTTAAGCGGAATTTTTTATGGGACTGGCCTCAAAGGTGCAGAGCGGGATCGACTGGACGGTAGCCCAGATCCTCGCCTCAAAAACCGCATTTACTTCTATGTTGACCAAGGCTCCGGAATCAGGCCCGAGTCCGGGGTTGGCGGCATCGCACACGAAGTCCAGCTCAACAACATCTACGACCCCAAAACCCAAACGCTCCCGGTTAAAGGCAATTTCAACGCCTTTGAATCGTCAGTAATCAACGCTGGTTTTGACGGTTACATCGCTCCCTTCGGCAACAACCAATCTGCCGTAGTCCTGCTGGGCCCGCGCCACTCAGCCGTACCCGTAAGACCTCTGGGTCGCGTGGCCGGTGCCCCAGCCCCTGTCACAGCCGAACCGACGACGCTGAAGAAGGGGCTCCTGTCCAAAGAGCTGGAGGCCATCGAGGCTACCCGCGTGCCCGGCGCCCGAGTGCGCAACGGCAATTTGGAGATCCCAACCGGGTCACGCGAAGCGGCCAACGCAGAACTGGAGCGCATCGGCAGCGACGTCAGGTTCAGCGAAAAACAAGCAGAGCCAACCGATCTTGGTACGTTCCGCGATGTGGCCAAAAGTCTTGGCCTATCCGAAGAGCAATACAACGCGTCTGTCTTGGGCCTAATGACCGGCAAAACCAAGGACGCCGCGTTTGAAGCTTCTCGGGTTGGCGGCATTCCGGAAGTCGTCCAATGGTTGGACCAACGGTACCGTGACGCGGGCATGCCAGTCCTTGACTTGAAAAACGCCGAAGACCGAAGCAAGCTGGCCCACATGTTGGCGGGCGAGGCCGTTGGCGCAATCCGCAGCGCAGGCAATGCCGTCGAATGGTATGACGAAACCGTGGCCAAAACATTGAGGGTGATGGCGGTTAAATACCCAGAGCTGAACACGGACCAAAACGCACGCAACGCGTTCTTGATGGCCGTTGCCATTTCGTCCCAGACGATGAACGTGGAAGACAACCTGCGTTACGCCTCAAGCCAGTACGAAGCCTTCCGCCAGTCGCAGCAATTTCCCGAAGTTGGCACCGGCAAATCCGCCCCGGCCATGGCCAAAAACTTTGCACTGGCCAACAGCCTGTTGAAAGAATTGGGCGCTGCCGATCTGCGCAGGTTCCTGCAAACGTCATTGACCAAGCGCGAGCTGGAAAGCATGGGTTTTAAGATCGGCGGCGAGTCGATGGACGAGAAGCTTTTGGGGTCTGCCGTATTTGGGCCCAAGATTGGATTTGGTTTCTACAGCAACCTGACCGGCAACTTTGAACCCGTGACCATGGACATGTGGTTCATGCGCACCATCGGCCGCCTCAGCGGCACGTTGCCGGCCTTTGACCCGGTCCTATTCCCCAAGCAAGTGGCCAAGCTTCGTGCCGCTTTGGCCGAAACCGGAGATTCAAGCCGTGGTGTTTACGCGTCAGACTTCAACCGAAAAGAGGTTGTCGCTGCTCGGAAAACCGACGCGGGCGCGGTTGCCTTGGCTCGTAAAATATACAGTTTGCACAACCGGCAGTTCATCAAGGAACGTGCGGCATTTGACTCTGGCGCCCGCATCAAGACCGCTTTGGTAGGTGCGTCTGGCTCGATCATCAAGTCGGCTGACAAGCCTACTGATGCGCCGGGCAGCGGCGGTCAGCGCCAGCTTTTGCGCAGCGTTGTTCGCGAGATGGTGGATTTGGTTGAGAAGCAAACCGGTAAACGCGTACCCCCGGCCGCTTTGCAGGCTTTGATCTGGTACCCGGAGCAGGAGCTTTACAAAAAGCTGGGCGTAAGGCTTCGGGTGACTAGCCAAGATTATGCGGGTGCGGCACAATCCCTTTTAAAGAAAGAAGGCTTCGATGGAAAACGAATTAGCGCAGCAGCCAAATCTGGACCAAGACCAGCACAACCAGTGGCTGCAAAGCAGAACGCCAGAGCAGCTAGACCGGTTAGCGGTGCGGGTCAAAGACTGGATGCGTTCCAAGGACAGGAACGAACAAATTTCATCCAAGGAAGAGTTGAACAAACCTTAAACAGCAAGGCAAATGCTACGCCCCTTGCCGACCTGTTTACCGGATTGGAGAAGCGCGGTTTGGCAAAAACTAAGACCGAGGGTTTGGTCAATCGCCGGCCCGATGCCTCTCAGATTCGATACGTGCAAGACAATTTCCTCGACATCCTCGACGAGCTGGACACCTCTGGCAAAGTCAAAATCAACTGCAAATAAGGGTCCAACATGACACCGACAATGATCATCTCCGCCGACCTCAAGAGCATGCTCGACGAGGCGATTCACTCAGAGCTCTACGCGTCGAACCTGTACAAGCACATCGCCAACCAGCTTCAGCGCCTTGGCTACCTTGGCGCGGCCAAATTCTTTTTAAGCGAAAGCAAAGAAGAGCTGAAGCACTACCAGTTGCACGCGCAATTTCAAAACGACGTAGGCACGGTGGCCAAGGTCCCGATGATCGAGGCCATGAACGAGTCGATCAAGTCCTTCTCTGACGCGATCGAGCTTGGGTACGAGACCGAGCTGGAGCTGTACAACAGCTACAAGGGCTGGTACTCTGACGCAAGCGACGATCCAGTGGTCCAGCAGTTCTTGCTCCAGTTCTTGGAGTTCCAACGCACCAGCGTGGGCGAGTACGGGGACCTGCTGTCGCGCATCCAGCTGGTCGACGGAGACAAAGCCGGCATGCTCTTGATCGATCAGGAGCTGGGGGGCTAAGAACATGGCCAACTGCACCTACACGTTCACCGACGGCACCACGATCAAGGGCATACCCGCGCTCAAGGCGTTCTTGGTCAATGGCGGGCTCGACACCTACCTGCCTGAGCGTGCCATGGAGATGCAGGGCCCGGCGGCGAGTGCACGCCAGACCGACACGCCTGAGTTCAAGCGTTGGTTTGGCGATAGCGAGGTGGTGGATGACGCGGGCAAGCCGATGGTGGTTTATCACGGGACAACTGACAAAGATTCTGATGGCGGGATTACGGCATTCAAGTCCTCAAAAACTGGGAAGCTTGGCGCTGGTGTGTACATGACCGCAGAGTCGTCGCGTGCCTCAAATTACGCGAAGGAAAAAGGCCTTGGCGGTCGCGGAGCTTACGTGCTGCCAGTTTATGCGAGCCTTAAAAATCCCGTTGTTTTTGTGGAACAGAAAAACGGTCTTGTGCTTGAAACACGGCCTGACTTGTTTGGCAAAGAGAGTCCCTACGGACGCTTGGACGGCAATGAAATCCAACAAGTTCTTGTTGACGCTGGCTATGACGGCGCCATCATTAAAGATACCAACGGCGTACTCGTAGAAATTCTTGCATTCAAGCCCACCCAAATCAAGTCTGCCATCGGCAACACCGGCGCCTTTGACCCGGAGAACCCGGACATCAGGTTCAGTGCACGCCAGACCGACACGCCCGCATTCAAGAGGTGGTTTGGCGATAGCGAGGTGGTGGATGACGCGGGCAAGCCGATGGTGGTTTATCACTCAACCCCCGAAGACTTTTCGGTGTTTGATACCGCTCGGTCAGAACTTGGATCTCACTTTGGTCCAGCTGAGCAGGCAAACACTTTTGGCGGCAGCAACGGTAGGCGCATTATGCCGGTCTACTTGTCTATCAAAAAACCAATTCGTTTAGTTGACTACGGGCAGTGGGACGCGGCAAACACTTGGGGCCAGCTTGTTGACCTTGGTGTTGTAGAGGACGAGGGAGATAAAATTTCGGATTCCCTTGTAGGCATGGCAACAGGGGGCGCTGGCGATAAGGTGGTGCAAGATGCTTTGATTAAAGCTGGCTACGACGGCATCGTCTATTTAAACCGGCGAGAAGGGTTTGATCCATTTGGACCCGACGGCGTAGACGGAAACGAGTTGAACGAGATGACGGACGAGGAGGTAATGGATTACTTTCCGGAAGCCCAAGACTCCTATATCGTCTTCAAGCCCACCCAGATCAAGTCTGCCATCGGCAACACTGGCGCGTTCGATCCGGAGAACCCGGACATCAGGTACAGCCCGAGGCAGTTCCCGTCTGCCCGGGGGCAGCGGTTCACCCTGAAAGACGAGACCTACACCAAGACAGTCCAGCGCAACTTGCAGGATTACTTTGCCCGGGTCGCTGACGTGCAGGGCGCCCTGTCTGCGCAGGGAGGCAAGGTGGGCGAGGCCCAGAACGTCTACTTGGCTGAGGAGCTGTCTTACGGTCGCCTGCAGGAGCAGATGGTCGACTTCAAAGAGGACATGCTCAAGCCTCTGATCAAGGAAGCCAAGGCCGCCGGCTTGGAGCTCAGCGATCTGGCCCTCTATGCCTACGCCAAGCACGCGCCTGAGCGCAACCAAGCCATCGCAGCACGCAACAAGACCTTCGGCAAGGGCGAAGGCTCGGGCATGACAACAAGCGAAGCCAACAACATCATGCGTGCTTTCAAGGCAGAGGGCAAAGACACCGCTCTCGCCGACTTGCACGACAAGCTCATGCAGATCACCCAAGCCACCCGACTTGTGCTGCTGAGCGAGGGCCTGATCACTCAGGACCAGTTCGACTCCCTGCAAAGGCAGTACTCTGACTACGTGCCTCTGCGCGGGTTCACCGAAGACGAAGACCTCGAGTCCGGCCGTCCCGTTGCTGGTCCTCGAGTCGGTGGCCGGGGGTTCAACATCCGAGGCAAAGAAACCATGCGTGCACTTGGACGCGAGTCTCGAGCCGGTCACGTCATCGAGAACATCGTCCTCGACTACGAACGCGCCGTGGCCCGGGCCGAACGCAACAACGTGGCCAAGGTGTTCTTGGATCTGGTAACGACCAACCCAGACCCGGGCCTGTGGGAGATCGACTCTGTCCGGACAAAGGCTGCATTCGATCGCGCGACTGGGATGGTCAGGTACAACACCTTGATCGACAAGGGAGAGGACACCATCTCGGTCAAGATTGACGGAAACGAGATCTACATCAAGATCAAGGACCCCCTGCTTCTGCGTGCCATGCGTAACGCGGGCAAGGACGAGACCGGCGCGATCGACCGGGTGCTGGCCATGACCCTTGGCCGGTACACCGCCCTGATGCGCAACACCCTGACCCGTTACAACCCAGCCTTTGGTTTTACCAACGCGGTAAAAGACCTCGGCTTCGGCGCGGTCTCGGCTTTGTCTGATCTGGGTCCAAAGGGCGCGGCTCTGTTCTTCAAGAACTACGCCAACCCTGTCCAGTCAGGTCAGATGTTCGAGGAGTTCCGCGCGGCTGGGGCGACCACCGGTGGCTGGCACATACGAGACCAGCAGGAGATGCAGAAGGAACTGCAGAGGCTGGTCGAGTGGGAGGGTGGCTCGTCCATCAAATCCACGGCCTACTCGATGGGCAAAGCCACTCTGGACGCGTTGGAATTCATTGGCCAGTACAGCGAAACGCAAGCCCGTTTTGCCGCGTACAAAGCAGCCCGGCAGTTGAACAAGTCGCCTGCCGATGCGGCCAGCATTGCGAAGAACCTGACCACCAACTTCAACCGCAGGGGAGAGTGGGGCTCGGCGATGAACACGATGTACCTGTTCTTCAACGCAGGCGTGCAGGGCTCGGTCAAGACAGTCAAGAACCTGCGCAGCCCATACGTCATGGCAGCGATGGCTGGTCTGTCCGGCATGGCTGCAGGTCTGGCTTTCATGGGCGCGGGCGTGGGCGGAGATGACGATGACGGTGAAGCATACTGGGACAAGATCCCCCAGTTCGAGAAGGAACGGAACCTGATCATCATGCTGCCGCCCGGAGAGGGGATGATGATCAAAGGCGAGAGCAAGGTCGGCAAGAACGGCCGGTATTTCAAGTTGCCAATCCAGTACGGAATAAACGTGTTCTCTACGCTCGGGTACCAGATAGCCGACTTGGCCAGATACACACAGAACCACAGCCGTGGTGTCAGCCCGGCGAAGGCAGCCACCAACATGGTGTCGGTGACCTTCGGCTCTTTCAACCCGTTTGGCGGGGGTTTCAACCCAAGCAAACCGACCGAGGTTGCACTCGCGGTCTCGCCTTCGGTCGTGGACTTGGGCGTGCAGGCTCTGATGGGAGTCAACAGCTTCGGCACACCAGTCGCTCCCCGCAAATACGACGACGTCAAGCCTGACGCGGAGAACTTCGGGCCCGGCATGGCAGGCACGTGGGAGCAACGTTTGGCCCGCTGGCTCAGCGAAAGCACTGGAGGTAACCGTGCTGTGGGCGGTGCGATCGACGTGTCCCCCGGATCGATACGCAACATTGTCCGCAACCTGACCGGCGGAACCGGCGATTTTCTTGCGTCGGTGTTCGTCAACATTCCGTCCAAAATGTGGAGCCCTGAAGGTGAGGTTGGACCTCGAGACGTGCCTGTGCTCAAAGCCTTCTACGGTGAGGTCGATGACGTGACCGACTCGAAGCTGTTCTACGAACGCAAGGCCGAAGTCTTGGAAGCTGCCAAGCAAGCATCTGATCGGCAGAAGCTGGGCATCGAGGTGGAATACGATCCCGAATCCAAGGGCCTCCAGTCTCTTGGCAACTCCGCGAAAAGCTACACCAAGAAGATGACCGAGCTTCGCAAGCAAGAGTTGAAAGTCGCTGAAGACTCAAGCTTGACCGAGGCCCAGAAGAACAGCGAGCGCAAGGCCATCCAAAAAGAACGGGCTCAAATAGCGTCTGAGTTCAACGCTCTCTACTACGGGATGAAGAAAGACTTGGCCGCGGTCAAGTAGTTGGGTGTGGGCAGTTGTCGGGCACGTGGACCGCACACCAGACTGCTTGATGCGGGCATGCGCCCCGGGGCGGCTTCCAGCGGTCGATGTAGACATCCGGCATCTTGGTCACCGCCCGGTGGGCGTAACGGTAGGGCACTCCGGCAAATTGGGCAATCTCGTTGATGGTCAAGCCGTCAGGATGGACGCGCAGGGTGTTGCGCACAAGGAGCTCAGTCTTCATGCCCTCTTCCGCGGCAATGGAGCCCAGTGGGTCCAGAACTGGGTCTCATTGGGTCGGTGCCGGTACTGGCCAAGTGAGGCCACGCCGCCGCGGCCCAGCAGAAGTACCTTGACGCCGGTCGGGGTCGACGGGTCGATGGGTATCCAGTAATACTCATGCGACACCATCGCAGTCCTCGTGCTGTCCAGCTTGAACTTTCGTTCGTGCTTTACGAGCTCGAACTCCTCGTCTTCAGTGATTACCATGGCGCATCCTCGTGATTGTTGGGGTTGAAGGGGATGGGCTTAGCTGGCTGCGGCTTGGGCAGTTCAGTGGGAAAGGGCCAGTTATCCATGGTTCTTTGCTTTCAACAGGGCTGTTACGGTGTCAACAACTGCCATTCCCGCCCTTGTCACCGGGCCGTTGTTAAGGCTGAAGTGATAGCGCAGGATCTCGTTTGCGTCTATCTCAGCACCCGTCAGACTTAGCCACGGGCGCTGGGTTGTGGGTGGTACTGGTTGTGCCATTAACTCTCGCGGAACCATCTCACACAGAGCGTCTGCCATGTGGCTCGGCATCTTCCGCTGTGCTGCGGGTGGGGCGTCAGCCCACTTCTCAAGCACCGTCTTGCATTTCAAAAAGAATGCCAGCCGATGCTCAGAACCACTCGCATGGACCCACGGAAAGCCCTTTCTCTTGCTGAACAGAGACCCATATGTATACCCAGCGTTGAACTCGCTTTCAATTTCTACTAGCGCGGTGCTTACGTCTGCGCTCAATTCCTTGAATGTGTGGTTGTCGCGCATGTAGTAAATCGGCGTCGGCTCGGCTTGCTGCTCTGGCTGTGATGCGGGTGGGGTGACGAATGGTGGCTCAAATCCAGCGTTTAACATAAGCGTTTGCACCGCCGTAGGGATTGCACGGAATTGGTGACAGCAGGCTGGGCAAATCACTTTGTTACCGTCCGCCACCGGCTCGGCTTGCTGCTCTGGCTGTGATGCGGGTTGAAAAGCTGGGTGTTTAGCGAAAGAATCTGGGTTATCTTCTTCAATAATCCACTTCGCCACCGGCTCCTGCTCTGGCTGCTCCAGTGCTTTGCGTAGGGCGGTTGCCGACTCACGAATTTTCCGCAATCCACGATCAATACTCTTTGGCGTATAAGCTGCCCCAACGAGTGCAATATTGTCGGCAATGGCCAACGCCTCCAGCCCCTGCTGCACTGTGGCACGGGGTATTGTGATGGTGTCAGTCATGTGGTGCGCTCCTTCAGTTTGGCGTCCATTTGGGCCAGCATTTCTTCAAAAAACGCAAACCGTAAATCAATAACAGAAAAGTCAACCGCCTCATCGGACATTACATTTTGAGTACCAAGTTGATTCCCTTCTTCGTCGGTGTGTGTAACTTTTATAAACCAAGTCATGTCTTCTCCTTAATGCCGCAGGCACCGTCAACAACTTTACCGCCGCAGCCGTGACAAAAACGCACGCGGTTGTCTTGCCAGCCACCCTCGATAAATGACCACAGCTCGCCGCAAGCGCTGCGGTAGGTGCCGGGCATTGAGTCGTCGTCCTCTGGCGACCATTCGCAAGTCGGCGGCTTGCGCTGTGCAGCCCTTGTATTCCAAGTCTCAATCGCCGCCACCTTGGCTTGCTCAATCGCTGCGCTTCGCTCCATCGTCATCGTGTCGATGCGCTCTTCGCCGCACTGTGCGCCGCAGCCGTTGCACTCGGTCGCCAACCAGCGAAAAGTGGATCCTTCGTATTGCGATACCCCAACGTGGCCGCAGAACGGGCAGGGTAGTGGTTCAGTCATAGGTCAATCCACGCAGAAATAATTGCAAATATCAGAAAAACTGCAGCGACTACAGCAATCCATTGGGGTGGGTTTAGTGTGTCAATCATGTCTCCTCCTTAATGTTGTGGGCGGCCCAATCACGCAGCCACACCTTCAGAAACTCACGCCTGCTATTTTGAAGATGGCAAGTTTGTAACCCTCCGATGATTTGATCTGCCTGCTCATTGGTCAACGGCTTGCGCTTGGGTGGGGTGGTGTAGGTATACTGCTGGGTATAGAGTTTGTGTTTGCCAACTGGCAACGACAGATATTCCAGCCGCCAGTCTTTATCAAAAACTTCAATGATTGCCGCCGGCTCGGCTTGCTGCTTGGGTGGGGCGGCGTAGACGGGTATGGTGTATTCTCGCGGTGTTGCCGACCCGCGCTTGTCGTGATCTGCCTTCAAATCCCGGTGCATGAATTGAGCTAGTTTGTCATTTCCGTCAAGCCAACCAAGCGGCCCCTGCTCTGGCTGTGCTGCAAAGTGGTCAGCCAATTCCCGCGCCCGGTGCTTGTCTATGCCCTCTCGGACTAAGGTAACCACCACCATGTCTCGCCAAGGGGTTGGCTCGGCTTGCGGCACTGGCCATGCCTTCGTGTTCCCACAGTCTTTGTAATGACACGCATCACCATCTTGACAAGGGCATCGCGGGTCTTTTCCTATGCATGGCTCGGCCTGCTGCGCGGCCTGTCTTAAGTTAGTCATGTCCCCTCCTTTATGTTGTGGGCGGCTTCGTAGTTAATCCACGCTTTGCGATGGCCTGCGTAAAAGATTCGGCGCATTTCTGGAAAGTCCATTGCTGGCCGTGCTTTGAAATACTCGTCGGAGGCATCGTTGCAATACGCTTCGCACAGCGCACGATCTTGCTCATCCGTCAGTTGCACAGTTGCTGGCTGTGCTGCGGCTTCTTGTGTTGATTTGATTGCTTTTTTGACTACCTGTTGCCAGTTTTCACCCTGTGCGTCAGCCCAAATCAGCGCCTCCAGCGCCTGCTCTACCGTCACCCGGTCAATCGTGATCTTGGTCATGTCCCCTCCTTGATGTTGTGGGCGGCTTTGTGCTGCTCGATAACTGCAAATAGGTTGTCCAAGGTTTGCAAATCTGCGTCTCCCCAGCCTAAATTACCGCAAAAACTATCCAACGAGTTTGCAGCAGCTTCCAAAATTTCCAGCGGCACAAGCACATCATCCGTCAGCGGCTTGCGCTGCTCTGGCTGTGCTTCCAGCATCCTGTCCATTGCACTTGCATAGGATTCACGCTCTGCCGTAAGAATCTCAATCTCTCGGGCAGCTTCCATTTGCAAATCACCCCAGACTGATACTCCTTTGCTAGCAGTATCACGCAATCGTTTAACCAAGTCGGATTGAGCCACCGGCTCGGCTTGCTGCTTGGGTGGGGCAACTTTTTTGATTGCCTGATGTACAACATGGAACATGGTTTCGTAGTGGCCGTGCTTTCCCTCCTGCATTTTTTCGTCATACAAATCTTGCACAAAGCGATTCAGTTCTGTTTTGTCATACGCCACCGGCTCCTGCTCTGGCTGCTCTAGTGTCATTCTGAAATCTCCATCAGTGCGTGTTTAGCTTTCTCCATCCACCACAACGCTTCGCCACCATCTGCACAGCTTGATGCGAAGTACAGTCCACCATCTGCATCTTCGCCAATTACCCATACGCGCTTTGGCTTGGCGTCAATAGCGGCTTGCAGGACACGTTCAACATCTAAATCTAGCGTTGTTATAACCGGCAGTACGGTTACTTTTTCGATGAGTTTCATGGTTACTCCTTGATGCCGTGGGCGGCTTCTGTCCTGCGAATAGCATCCATACGATGCTGCTCAAGCTCTTGCCTGTAAGCAGGCGCGGAGCGTTTAACTACTCCATCAGGTGCAAAGACTGGGCCAACATACGCAATTGTCTTTGCCTGCTCATCCGTCAGCGGCTTGCGCTGTGCTGCTTTTTTACCGTCGGCAAAACCGCTTTGGTATGAGACCAACAGAGCAGCCTCATACTCTGCAATGTAGACCTGTGCGTCGTCATCGTCCAGCTTGGCTTGCGCTGCTTGGCGCTTTGATTCAAATCCTGTCATCACATCCCCTCATCGGCCAAGAACTCGGCCAAGATTAAAAGAAATAATTGTTTCTGATTAGCAGTTGCGTTCATAGTTTTGTCCCAGCAATAACTGAATTCATTTGGCCGTGATAAGTAATCGTCAATCGCGGCAAGGCCGTAGTGACCTAGTACGTCGTCTAGGTACGCCTTTTTTGCGATGGTCTCTGCGGCTTTGCGTACCTCCGTGCTGATCGGGCCATAGGCAAGGTGTTCGTCATTGGGGTGGATGCGGTAGGCAACTTGACCGCCTTCTGATTGCACATCGGTCAAGCTCACCGCTGGATACCACTGACCACTAAGGGCTTGCCATCCAATCCTCGCCCCACGGGCGGCAGCATGTAGTAGGCGGCTCATTTACATCCCCTCGTCGGCCAGTGCTTCGGCCAAAATTAAAAGAAATAGACTGCGCGTCAGTCGGTCTTTGTTTTGCTGCCATTCGTGCATCATGTTGTTTGCGTAATTTGCAACGATTGCACATCGAATAACAAAATCATTCATGTGCTCTGAGTCTATGTACAACCATAACTCGCCATCGCAATCCCGCAGCGCCGTACTGACCGGGCCATATTGAAGGTGGGCGTCATTCGGGTGGATGCGGTAGTGGCGGATAGTGTCAACCAAAAGAAGTTGTCCGCTTGTTTGCCACACGACAGAATCATTCCATTTTGTCTGTATCCTCGCCCCCCGGGCGGCAGCAAAAAGTAGTCGGCTCATGTCAAATACCCCGCTAAGAAAAACAACGACACCATCGCAATCAGCGCGAGGGCAATGGCAAGCGCGGCGTCCAGCCAGCTGTACTTGAAGAGGTTTTCAATCTCATCGTCTTTCATGTCCGACTCCCCTTGCTTGGCAAACTGAACGCCACAAGGCTGCCGGCCCGGGGCACTTGAGCGGTGGAGTCGCCGTCGCCAGTGCGGTAGACGTCGCGTTGCCACAGGTCGTTGTCCGACGCGCGGACTTCGCCGGGGCGCCGTTGGCGCTCCACGTATGCGCCCATGATTGTTTTGGTCTTTTTTTGCAGCTCTATGGCCGCAGGGCGCACCATGTGAGTGGGGGTCCGGTTGACCTTAATTTCATCTAGGATGCCCATGTTTGTTTCTCCATCAGTTTCTGTTTGTAATGAGCGGCTTTTTCGCCGTCGTCGGTGCCGGGTTTGCGACCGGCTCGCATGGCGTACTTGATGATGTTGCCCTTCAGGTACCCTTGGAATTCTTCCGGCGTCAGCACGGCTTCCATCACGGCCCAAGGTTGCATCGGCATGTCTTTGTAGTGGGTGCCGCCCACTTGCGTTTCGTCTGCGTTCATCAATCAATCTCCTTCATGTAGTAACTGGTTTCAAAGCCGTCGCCGCGCAGGGGCAAGCCGGGCGCCCATGCAATCGGGCGGCCCATGATCTTTTCTGCTTCTTTCAATGGGCCTCCTCTCATCTCCATGATGATCTCGTCGTGAACCGTGGCCAACTGCCTGTAGCCCTCGTCATCCAGCGCCAGCATCGCCTCGGCCAAGCAGTCGCGTGCCACTGCCTGAGTGATGTTCTCCACCAGCTTGCCGCCGTATGTAGACAGGCGAGTCCACTGCTTGGTCTTCTGGTCCTGACCCTCGTATGTCAGTGACCCGGCTCTGGCCACAACAAACCCGCCGCGCACAAGGTCTTCTGACTCGATCCGCGGCTTGACATAGAACAGCTTGCGCTTGCTTGGCAATTGGATTGTCAGGAAACCTGACTCGTAGGCAAACACCAGAGACGTCCTCTTGCCAGCGATGGCTAGTGTGGCCGACCCTTTGCCCAGCACCGCTTCCTTGGCTGCGCGTTCGCACGCGTACCAGAACTGAACGATCTCCGGGTTGGCCGCACGCCACGCTTCCTTGATCGGCTCAAGCTCGTCCTCGGTCAAGCCCATCTCCAACGCGCCCATGGTCTTGAGTGCGCCGGCCCCGCCTTGATAGCCGAGTGCAAGCTCGGAGATCTTGCCCTTCTGTCGGTACGGCGATTTCTTCGTGACGCTGCCGGCCGGCAAGTTAAACATTTGCTCAGCCGACGCTTCGTAGATCTTGCCGTGTGTGGCAAACACATCAAGGCGCCACTGGCACCATGCCATCCAAGCGATCACACGGGCCTCAATGGCGCTGAAGTCGACGATGATGTACCTACACCCCTCCCGCGCGACAAACGCGGTCCTGATGAGCTGTGAGAGGGTGTCAGGCACATTGCCAAACAACAGCTCAAGGGTTTCGTAGTCGCGCTTCTTCAACAAGTTGCGGGCCAAGTCAATGTCACGCAGTTTGTTCTGCGGCAGGTTCTGCACCTGCACCAAACGACCAGCCCAACGGCCGGTGCGGTTCGCTCCATAAAACTGGGTCAAGCCTTTGACCGAATCATCTTTGTCAGACATGGCCCGGGCCATGGCGTGGTACTTGGACACGCTTGTCTTGGCCATCTCTTGGCGCAACTCCAGCACGCGTCGCACTATCGCACTGTCCGTAGATTCAAGAACCTTGGGCACGCTTTTCTTGGTCAGGTCAACGATCGTGTCGTCGTCCTCTTCTGTCTGCAACCATTTGAGCAACTGGTCGCGGGAATTGGGATTGTCTAAACCTGTAAGAGCGATGGCCTCCGTGGTCATCCTCTCTTTGAATATGCCGTCGCACTCGATGGCGGCGTTGACCAACTCGCGGTCGACCTTAATCCCAATGCTCATCATCCGTTGATCAAGGTGCCACAGCTTCCACTCTTTGTCGGGCACCGGAAACTTTGCAATCCGTGTTGCGATCTCGCGCTCTGACTCAACGTCACGAGCACAGTACTCTTTAAACAGCGCCCACTTGTCCGGATCGTGGTGCGGTAGGTTGCGCGTGCGGCCGCCGTTCTTCAAGGTAGGTTTGCATGGCAGGCAAAAGTAGCGGATCAACGCCCAACCTGATGCCAGCTTTTGCTTGTCGGCTCCAAGGCCTAACACCTTGCCCACTTCGCCAAGGTTACCGGGCAGGCCAAGGTACAGCGCATGCACGCTGGTGCAACGCCACTGCTCTCGCTCAAGGTTGGCGTCAAGGATCCTGTTCAAGCAAGCTATCTCAAACGCTGCGTTGTACGCAGTCTTGGTAACCTCTGGGTCGTACAGTTTAAGAAAAAGCCAATAAGGTAGTTTCTCCCCGCTGGCAAAGTCAATTACTTCAACCGCTTCGTCATCAAACGCGTAGGCAAACAACATCACTTCGAAGTTGTCCGACTCAACGTACTTGTGCACGCCGCACTTTTTCAAGTCGACATCGCTGTACGTCTCAAGGTCAATTCGTAGTGTGGTCATTTGTTTTGATACCGGTAACGTGCTCCGCCACAAAGTAACGGTGGGCATGTGGTTGTGCAACTGGGTAGGTTCAACTTTGCCAATGCGATCAATCCAACCTATTGTTTTGAGAGCCCTGACCCCCGAAACCCAAACATTGGGATGTAAAGACTCTGGTCGAACAAGGCCCCGGTCTTTGCAATACGAACGGAATGCGTCGCCCTGCACTTCGCGTTTACTCATCAACAGTTCTTCAGCAAAAGCCAAGTACTGTTCAACAAACTCAGGCTCTACGGAATACGCTTTCTCCCAGCACTTATCTGCTAAGACCATCGCCGCCTTCATGCGTTCACTAGTCATGTCACTCGGCAGGCCGCATGTCGATGAACACTGGAGTGGCATCGCCAAGCCAAGCACCGATGGTGTTGAATTCAAAAAACTCTTCTGCTTCTTCTCTGGTCATGTCTCGCGCGTAGATGTCTATCACTCGAGTCCGGTCGTAAGCAACAACCGGGTCCATCCCAAATCGGTCAGCAACACCCAAAATCGCTTCGTCAAAAACGGCCGGTTCCAAGAAGATCAAGTCCTCGTACATTTCAGCTAATCGATTTCGGGTTGTCATCTGTTTACTCCGTGGGTTTGTTTTCTGACAGTTGGAACAGGGCTTGGCCGCGGATCTCCGCGTAGAGATCTGCGACCTGCTCATGAGGCAACTTGCTCAGAGCCAGCAACACCAGATCAACTCCGGCGGGGACCATCCTGATCGACAGGACTTGGGGTTTAGTTTCTTCGGTCATGATAGGAAGTCATCCTCAACAGCAGTGAAATCATCGGCTGCGTTGGACACGCCTCCACCCAGAGGCTCGCCTTCGGCCAGCTTCTGCACGTTGTTCAGGTAGAACTTGATGCCCTTGTTGCCGTCGACGTTGTACGCAGCTGGAATGATCGAGATGCGTCCGTAGCAGCCGCTGTACAAATCTGACTTGTTGATGATGTCGTTCAGCCCCGAGTCAACCACGCTTGGCTTGTTGTACGTGTTGGCGTTGATAAAGTAGTGACCCTTGTACTCAGGGTACTTCTCTGTGTCGCGCTCGGTGTCGCCGTCGCGCAGAGGAGTCTTGAAGCTGGCCAAGAACTTGGAACCCCAGATCGTGACCGCCTTGGGGTCGGTCTTGAACTTGTCAACTGCGCCATTGATTTTGGCCAGTGTTTCTTTGTCCCTTTTGTCGACCAAGATCATGATCGAGTAAGACCCCTTCTCGTCAGGTGTGAAGACGTTTTTGGTGAAAGAGAGGCGAACTTTGCCTGTGATGATTTTGGATTCGGTAGCCATATTAGTCCTTTAGACTGGTTTAGAAAAATCATCAAGTGCGGTTGCACGTGATGTGATTGCTGGCCTCTTGTCCCCTTCGGGCACCAGCGTTGGTTTGCCTTCGGGCTTGGTGACTAAGGCACCCAGCACGTCAGCAAATTTCTTTTTGCCAAGCGCGTCTGTCATGGCGGTGATGCCAAGCAAGCTGCGCTCGTATGCGATCTCGTCAGGGACCCCGGCTGCCCGCAGCGCTTGGGCTACGGCTTCTTGGTCGCTGTACTTGCGATTGCTCCTGCCCTCGACCAGCTTGTAGCCGGGGACCGCCGTGCCCTTCTCGGCCTGCTTGAGCGCGTAGGTCTTCAGGTCTGTGAACCAGTCGATCACAAGGTCCGCACTGGGCAGCAGCTCGGCAATCCGGTCCATCGTCAGGAAGTCCACCGCCGGGGGCACGGGGGCAAACTCCTGCTTGGCCACTGCAAGTGCTTGCGCTGCACGGGCTGGGCATGTGTAACGGGCCTTGCAGAAGCTGCTTGTGCAGTGTGGCCCGGGTACGAACACGCCCTCGCCAACCCAAGCCAGCTTGGCTGCCGGCACAACCGCATCGTCTGCCCACTTGAGCAAGTCAGCTATCGGAAGCTCTTCGCTGCTGTAGTTGCCAAGGCGTGGCTGCAGCACGGTCATGCGCACCCTTTTGATGTCGTACAGATCGGCCAACTCGTTGAACGCGCCCAGACCGTACAACCTCATCTGGCTGTTGTCTTTGGCGTCAACGTAGATGCCCTTGCCGTACTTCAGGTCCATCACTTCAACGAGGTCGTCTGTGATGATCACAAGGTCGCCAGTGCCAAAACCCTCAGTCACCCACGGACTGAAGTCAAGCTTGCGCTCAACGTAGATCACCGGGTCCTTGCACCTAGCGTAGGCGTCCTCGATTCGCTTGATGCAGTATTGAGCCGCCTCGTCAACGTATCCGGCAAGCGCCCACGAATCAAAGTGCAGCAGCTCTTCCGGCAAGGTTTCGATGGTGCGGCCAAGGTAGGTCAGCATCTGCTGCTCAAAGACTGCATGGGCAAAGGTGCCTTCGCGTGCAAACTCGCTGCCCTCGTCTTCGAATTGCTCCTCCATCCTCGCGCTTGGAGTGCACGTCATCCACTTCTCACTGCCGGATGCGGACAGTTTGGCGTGTGCGGTCATGGTGTTGTCCTTTCTGCTTTGGCTATTGCGTCTTGGGCACGTTTCTCAAACATCGACTGCGCCAACATCGCCTGCGACAAGCCGCTAATGGTGTCAAGCGCCTTTAGCAACTCCTGATTCACCGTATGCAACCGGCGCAATTCTTTGCCTGCTGCGGCAAACCAAACGACTCTCTGGGTGGCTGGCGTAGTATCGAGTTCATCAGCAATCCGCAGGGCTTCTGGTTGTGTCATGCTTTCCTCGCTTTCAACATGGCGTCGGCAATTTGATAAGCTTCCTGAGCAATATCCTCTGAAGTCGGGTCGTTAAAACGGTCGCCGTTCCAATATTGGGACATCGCGCCAATTGCAACTTGCCCTGCAAAGTAATCGCGCAAGGTCATGCCTTTGGAATAGTTCAACTCGTCCCCCACACCGCTGTAAGGAAACGCTTGAGGCGCTTTACTGTCTTTACTCATACCTTGCCTCCCGATATGGCGATGAGGCTTGGCTGGTCAGGCTCTTGGGCCCACTTGACCGCGTCAGACATGATGGCGGCTATGTTCTGCTGCATGTAGAGGCCGATGACCTCGGCAGTGGTGTACACCGTCTTGTCAGCGGTAAGGGAAGGCTCGACGGTGCCTTGGCATGTGATTTCGTCGCCGTTGTCTTCAATGATGATCGTTAATTTAGACATTACGTTTTCTCCTTGATATCGTAAAACCAATTTTCTCCGGCTGCCCACTTGCGGCTGCCGTCAACAGTCCAGATCACTTGAGCCGCCTCAAAGTCTGGGAACTTTGTCTCAGCGGGAATCAATGACTGGTCGTACCACAGGCAACGGTTGTTTGGCTGTGCAGCAAACTGGCCGTTGTCTAGCTGGATGAAGTTGAAGCTCTTGTGCTCCTCTGCGGTTTCGGTGAAACCGGTGTCTAGGTCCATGCCGTCTGCGCAGAAGTCAACCGTGAACAGGTACCTGCCAAAGTGCCAGTTCTTGTCTTTGCCCAAAAACTTCACTCCCAAATTGCGCAGGCCGATCTTCTCGATCACCGTGAAACGGTAACCCATGCAGTCCCACAACTGGAGCGTGTCAATTGGCAGACCCTGTGCTTCGCTTGCGTAGAAGTCCTCGCGCCACACGTAAGCATGTATCGGCAGCTTGTCGTACAGAGCGCCATAGTTGGGCAGCAGCGACTCGATACGGAACACTTGGCCACGCAAGGCCTTGATGCTGACCCAGATGGCCGGCTCAAGCTCGCCGTGACCCTTGTGTTCGTTGTACAAGAACTCGCGCTTTACAAAGCATTTAATCGGCGGCAGTGATGCGATTAGGTAGCTCACATCTTCTCCATGTTGGCCAGCAGTTCGGCGTAGCGATCGGCCGGCACTGAGCTTAGGTTCGCACAGCCGACAGTCTCGAACAGGTCTTTGAGTGACTTGCCCTTCTCCTTGTATGCCAACAGCTTGGCCCGGACGTCCTCCAGCGCGATAACTGGCTCGGATGCCTCGGCAGGGGCAGGGGCAGGCTTGGCTGCCTTGGCCTTCTTAGCCGGCTGCTCTGGCGGAAGCACCGCCTGTGCAGTGACGGTGGCCACTTCGGCTGCTGGCGTTTGCAGCAGGCTGACCATGGCCGCGGCCAAGATCTGCACTTGCTCTGCTGTCTGCGGGCTAATGGTAATGGTTATCATGTCTGATCCTTGATGTAGGTTTGAAGGCGCTTGATGCGGTCGAGGTGATAAGCCGAGATGCGGGTTGCATACTCGGCAGCACTCTGGGATTGGAGCAGCTGGCGCCGGGCTTCGTCGAGCTCCCGGGCAGCAATCTCCACTGGTGATGGGGTCTTGAATAGGCTCAAGAACCGCTGGTACATGTCGTTCATGGTTTTGTCCTGTAGGCTGGTTTAGAACCGAAATGATAACAGCGCTTTCGGGGGCCTGTAAAAATAATTTTATTGTGTCGTGTAAACAACGCTATCATGCCGACCTATGAACACTCGCGAAATAGTCAACCGCTTCGGCGGTCCAGTCAACTTAGCCCACCATCTTGGCATACGATCTCAGGCCGTGTCACTGTGGGGAAGCAAGGGCCGAATACCAATAGCAAGAGTGCCGGAACTGGTCCGGATCTCACGACGGCTGAAGCTGGGTTTTCGAGCTGAAGACTTGAGGCCGGACGTCGACTGGGCTGCTCTGAAGGGCCGCAAGTGATTGAGCTGCGTTTGGCCCTGTCGGTGGACGCCATGCGTGCGATTGCAGAGGGCGCGGAGTTGGTGTTTGACGTGGAAGATGATGGCGTGAGGGTGTTCATATCTTGTGACGACGAGGCGGTCAACGCTTTCCAGACTCAGGTACAGCGAGCCCTCCTGCACCTGTTGCCGATTGGCGGGATGCCGAATTAAACCGAACCGGCCGGATGCCGGTGTTGTATTTAGGAGACGGTATGTTTACTCGCGTTGAGTATTACAAGGATCTTTTGGCCGACTGCATAGACGCAGTTGATCAAATGGAAATTAGCGAAGAGCACCACGGCGCCATTATTGCAGCGCTAATCCAGTCGGATAGCTACAACGGCCTGCGCAAAGCAATGCTGCAAGCTGGCGGCATTCCAACTGGGATGTTGTTGCGGGGTGACAAAGCATGACCCGCCCCAACGTACTGGCTCTTAGCCTAGACGCCATACCCCGAGACCTGCAAGCGCTGGACCGGTGGGTGCTGTGGCGCAACGTGCAGCGGAGCAAGCCCAACGGCGACAAGGTCTGGGCCAAGATGCCCCTCTCAGCCAAGGGCGGTGCCGGGAGCTCGACAAACCCGGCTACTTGGGTGTCTTTCGGTGCAGCGGTCGACGAATACCTGATTGGCGATTACGACGGCATCGGCATCGTGCTTGGCGGCACTCTGCACGGGATCGATCTGGATGACTGTCGCGACCCGGCCACCGGCGTGCTGACTGCTTTGGCCCAAGAGACGCTCGACAGGGTGGAGGGTTACGCAGAGGTGTCGCCATCTGGCACCGGGATCAAGATTTTCACCCAGACCAACCTCGACGGCTCGCGGACCAAGAAAGAGTCCGGCGTTGAGCTGTACAAAGACGGCCGTTACTTCACAGTGACAGGCCATGCTCTCAACGGGCACGCGTCTCTGCCGATGATGCCTCAAGACCTTGGCTGGATGGTCGACAAGGTGTGGGGAGAGTCCCTCTACTCTGGCCACGAAGCAGGATACTCTGGCCACGAAGCAGGATACTCTGGTGACGCCTTCGCCAACCTGAAGTCCACTCTTGACGGGTGGGATCTTGACCGGGTGGCGGAAGAGGTGCTCGTGCACCTCGACCCGGACGTGGGTTACGGGGAGTGGCTCAAGATCGGTGCTGCACTGCACCATCAGGGCTCTGGGGATGGGGAGTGGCTCGAGGCTTGGGACAGCTGGAGCGCGAGGTCTGGCAAGTGGGTGTCCGGTTACTGCGCCGAAAAGTGGGAGAGCTTTAGTACGGATCGGCCGGGCGGGCGCGGGGCCGTGACCTTGGCCTCTCTGCTGCACATGACCAAGGATAAACGAGAAGTGCGGGCGCTGGACCAAAGGGACTTGGCCTTGGCCGGGGTGATGGGCCTGATTGAGGGGTGCACTGACGTCCGTCATCTGCAAGAGAAGATCGCCGCTGGGGTCGCACACACTGCTGAGTTGTCGGACGTGGAGCGTGAGCAGATCGCGGTTGCGATTCAAGACAAGGCGAAGGACCTCGGCTTGAAGCTGCCCTTGTCCACGGTCAGGGGCTGGGTCCGGGCCCGGGTGCGTGTGTCTGGAGGCTTTGTCAACCTGAACGATGAGGGTTATCCCTTATGCACCCTGCCCAACTTCTACGTGCTCATCGGGACGCTGGGGTATGGGCTTCGGTACAACGTGATCAAGAAGGCGATCGAGATGTCCATCCCGGGGACTGCATTCACCAGAGACAACAGGGACAACGCGGCCATAGCTCACGTCCTCTCTGAGTGCGAGACCGTGCGCATGCCAACCAAGCACATTGCTCAGTTCCTGATCACGGCCGCAGACAAGAACCAGTACAACCCGGTTGTGCAGTGGATTGACAGTGTGGCTTGGGACGGGGTGTCGCGGCTCGATTTGTTTTACGACACTGTTCGGGTGCCGGCCGGCGGGGATCGGATGAAGAGCAGGTTGATGCGCAAGTGGCTGATCCAAGCGGTGGCCGCCGCATTCAGCCCAGACGGCATCGCCGCACAGGGCATCCTGACATTCGTCGGGCCACAGAACATTGGCAAGACCACTTGGTTCCAGAAGCTGGCGCCGGCCTCACTTGACTCGGTGCTGACCGGCCACACTCTTGACATGAAATCCAAGGACTCGATCTTCATCGCCCTGTCCTACTGGATCGTCGAACTGGGTGAGCTTGACGCGACGTTTTCAAAGAGCGAGGTCAGCGCACTGAAGTCATTCGTGACCCAGCCCATGGACAAGCTGCGCCGGCCCTACGCCGCGACCGAGTCCAACTTCGGTCGTCGCACGGTGTTTGGCGGAACGGTCAACGAATCCCAGTACCTGAACGACCCCAGTGGCAACCGCCGCTTCTGGTCGATCGAGGTCGACGGGTTTGATTTGGATAGCGGGATCGACATGCAACAGGTCTGGGCCGAAGTGAAGGGGTTGTGGGTTGGGGGCGAGCAATGGGCCCTGAACATGCAAGAGATGGGCGAATTGAACATTCACAACGAGGAGTTTACCGTGGTTGATCCGATCGAGGAGAGGCTGGCAGCCGCATTTGAGTGGTCCGAATTGGGTCTTGGTGACGTTTGGATCACTGCGACCGACGCGCTGTTGAAGATTGGAGTGAGGGATCCATCAAAATGGCAAACAATCGCTGCGGGCAGGGCATTGAAGAAATTGAACGGCGGACAGCGTAGAAAGACAAACGGACGCGTCGTTTTCATGATTCCAGCGGGGGAGCCCGATTTTCTAGGGTAAAGGGTATTACTAGGCATACCTATTACCCTACCCCTACTACCCTGCCCTAAGTCGTTGATTTCATTGGAGAATACAAGTACTAGGGTATTAAGGGTATTATAAATTTATATACATATTAGAGTAAATGTTTAAAGTAAAAAATGAGTGTTTGCTAAGTATATATATAGGAAAATCATTGCCCTTTAATGCCCTATTGCCCTGACCATGCTGGAAAAGAAGATTGAACAAAGATTGAGGGTAATAGCCAAGAAGGCGGGAGGCTTGGCGGCCAAGTGGGTGTCGCCGGGCATGTCTGGAGTGCCGGACCGGATTGTGTTTCTGCCCGGTGGCCGGATTATTTTTGTGGAACTCAAGAGGCCCGGCGAAAAGCCAACGCCTCTTCAGAACCGAATCATTGAAATGCTGAGGGGACTGGGCGCCGACGTGCGCGTGGTCGACTCGATGGAGAAAGCTGATGAAATTTTCCGCTAGACCGGCTCAGGCCGTGACGATTCAGAGGATGGTCGACGAAGCCTACCAGCTGATTGCGCTTCGAATGGGGGCTGGAAAGACGGTCGCGACCCTGACCGCGATCGGGCAGATGGGGGTGAAGGCACTTGTGGTGGCGCCCAAACGGGTCGCAGAGCTCGTATGGCACGCGGAGGCGGGTAAGTGGGACCACCTATCCAGCTTGACCGTTTCGAAGGTTCTAGGGCCCATTCCGGCCCGGCTAGAGGCATTGATGGTGGACGCGGACGTCTACGTGATCAACCGGGAGAACTTTTCTTGGTTGGTGGATCTGGTCAAGGAAAGCAAACAGCCTTGGCCTTTCGCGTGCGTGGTGATCGACGAGAACCGGGGTTTCAAGGACCGGGCCAGCAAAGCTTGGCAGGCACTGAAGTCGGTCCGCGGCCAAATCCAGAAGCTGTTTATTCTCACAGGTACGCCAGACCCGAACGGTGACCTGCTTGACCTGTGGGCCCAGATCAGCATCATGGACAACGGCAAAAGGCTTGGCACCGGGATCACCAAGTACCGGGACCAGTGGTACGTGCCGGACAAAAGGAACGGTCAAATTATTTACAGCTGGAAGCTCAGGAGGGGGGCGAGGCAGGAGATTCAAGAAGCGGTGAAGGATGTGATGGTCAGCGTGGACAGCGGGGTTGAGATGCCAGAGCGTATCGACAACGTGGTCCAAGTGACATTCGACATGGGCCGATACCGGGAGATGGAAGCGACCATGGTGAGCGGGAAGGTGGCCGCGGTCAACTCGGCAGTGCTGGCAGGCAAGCTGGGTCAGATGGCCAACGGGGCCGTCTATGACGACGATCGGGTTGTGCACCTGATCCATGATGCCAAGCTTGACGCACTCGAGGAGATCGTGGATCAAGGCGAGCCGGTTCTTTGCTTTACAGCATACGTGCACGACATGGACCGGATCAAGGCAAGGTTCCCTCAGGCAGTGCAGTTCGACGGCGAAGATTCACTGGCCCGTTGGCAGGCAGGCAAGATCAAGCTGATGCTGATGCACCCGGCAAGCGGCGGCCACGGCGTGGACGGGCTACAGGTGGGCGGCAATGTGGCAGTGTGGTTTGGATTGCCTTTCAGCTTGGACCTGTACGAGCAGGCCAATGCAAGGCTGCACAGGTCAGGGCAGAAGAACGAGGTCGTCGTGCACCACCTTGTGTCCGCGGGCACAATCGACGAACGGATCATGGCGGTGCTTGCAAGCAAGGGCAACATGCAACAGGCACTGATCGACGCGGTCAACGAATCAAGGGGGAAGTGATGTTCAAAGAGCGAGTAACCAAAGCTCAGGTGTCCAAGAACCTGAGCGAGGTCCCGGTTAACGAGATAGGCGACATCGACTTGGTGAGGGCTTGTGGGATGGCCGGTGCAAGCAACCCGCTTGGGCTGGCGATCTGGCGTTGGCGATATGCAGGAGACACACGCGAGGTGTTCCACATTGCCGAGACTTTGGTCGAGATGGGCAACGAGCCACTAGTGGTTTACAACGTCATGCACCACCTGTCGAAGGACGTGTGCCCGGCCTGCCACGGGCGCGGGTACAGCGTGATCAAGGACGCGCCGGTCCTGAGTGATGAGATCTGCCTTGACTGCAGAGGAGTGGGGAGGAAGGAGCTTAGGGGTGAGGCAGAAACAAAATTGGCCGCGACAATCACGCGCTTGGAGCACGAGATCGCAGCGGCCATCATGAAAAAACTAGCTAGGCAACTTGACTTCTGATCACCTGATTGCAGTGAGGGCAGACTGGGTTGATCTCTCGACGCTTGACCGCGCGGTGAACGGCTGACTGGTTGATCCCCATCTTCTTTGACGCGGCGTAGACAGTCAGGCCGCCCACCTCCACCATCTCGACGGCCATCATCGTGCGCGACTTGGTGCCCGGGTCAAGGTCCTTGTCCCTCGACCAGATGGCTAAAGCGGTCTCTGGCCACTCGACAGGCTTGTCGGTAAAAGCCGATGCCGAGATCTGGCCGGCGTTGTCCCAAGCGACAAGGTACTTGACATCTAAGTTTTCTGAAGTCTTGCGAAGACGGGCTTTCATGGTGTCTGACCAGCCGTGGTTTGCCAAGAAGTCATCGAGCGTTTGGTGTTTCATAAGGGTCTCCAGATCATTAGGTCCAAGCACAGGACCACAAGGGCAAAAGCGTAAGCAAATGCGAGGGCGAATTTCATGCGGAGTCCTTGCAAAAGTTAATGAACGCTTTAAGGTTGCCAGTAAAAACTTTTTTGCCGTAGCCGTGCACGGTGATAACTAACCCTGCTTCGGGGGTCTGGGTGTTGCCCTTGATCGTGTACGTGTAGTCGTGGTCGCAAGAGCCGCAAGGGTTGTCGATGTAGAACCCGCCGACACCGGTCTTGAAGTTGGCCACCAACTGAGCAGCAAGGCAGCCCATGCCGTTGGCTTGGCTTTGAGCGCCGGGCGCGTAACCGTTGACTAAAGCCAAGGGGGCTAAGAAGGCGGCCAACTCGGCGCCGTGGCCAGAAGGGTAGCCATCAAACTGGCGGTAAAGGTTAAGGATCTTGACGCCGTCGTTGATGACGACTGTGTTTGAACGAGTTCCCATGATTAAGCTTCTTCCATTTCGCGGGCCCACTCGAGGCCCATGTTGTCGATGACAAAGTCGTAGCTGCCTTTGGTGCCGGGCTGCACGTCGTTGCGGCTGGGGATGCCGTTGCCGTAGTAATCGCGAGCAGACTTGGTGCCCAGCATGCAGTGGCCGCTTTCAATAGCTCTCATCATGGCCCGGTCGTAGCTGCCTTGCAGGCCCCACATGCCTCCATTGATGGCGCGTTGGAGACCGAGGTAGTAGTCCAGCTGGCTAACTTCGTCGTTGCACTCGATGTTGTTGATGTCGTTCAAGGTAAGCATGTTGATCTCCTATGGGGGCCGAAGCCCCCGGTTTGGTTTAAGCAGGCATCAGGGCAGACAGAGCGCGTTGCTTGAGGTCAGCGCCAACGCCCCACTGTGAAGAGACGAAACGGTTCTCATCAGAGCGGGCCCGGACGTGGTGGTCAGCGTACTCGGTGAAGGCGTTGAGCAAGCCCCAACGCGTACCCATCACGCCGTCCATTTGAGAGCCCATGCCCGCGCCGTTGAACAGGGACAAGACCTTCTTGAACCCAACTGTCTCGCGGACCTTCTCTCCGTTGCCCAAGACGCCGGCCGTGATCACACCGGCCTCTTCTTCGAGCAGCTCGATGTTGGCCAAGCGAGTGACGTTGTGGCGGAAGGCATCCCAAGCCGCGGTGTTCAAGCCCATGAATTCCTTGACCTGATCAGGATCGAACACCGACTTGTGCGTGACCCGGACCGAAGCTTGGTCACCCAGAGCCATGGCCAAGGTGTTCTTGCACACGGTCCGCACAGTGGTGCGACGCACCTCGGTGGCCAGAGATCCGTCAGCGCTGGTGCTGATCAGGATGTACCCGCCAATGGTGTCCGCTACCGATGTCGGAGCGGCTTCGCCAATCTTGGCCGTAGCCCAGAATCGCTTGCCTCCGTAGATCGTGCCGGCAGCCGACAACTCGAGCCCGCCGGCCCGTGCGATGTCGCGGAAGAACTCGACGACCTCGCCGGGCTGCACCACTTGATAACGCTTGGACACGACGCCGAGGGGCTTCTTTGTGTCAGAGCGAAACAGGACGTGTTGATCAGGCAGTTCCTGCTGGTCGCCTTCGAAGCTGGTGTTGTAGCGAACGATGCCGCGCTTGATCTTCCAGTCCATGCCGGCTGCGACGCGCCAAGCATCAAGGCTGGTGCCGTCTTCGAGTGCTTGGCCGAGGCCGTGCCAAGGGGTGCCGTCCGAAGCGAGGTATGCAAATTCGACGCGGCCGTCAGCGTGTGTGGTGAGTTCGTGAGCCATAAAAGTCCTTTAGGTTGGTTTAGATACCGGCGTTAGCCGAAGCGCGCGATCGCACTGCACAGAGCACTTGTCAGTGCCCTGCACGGTGGGGTCAGGAGCAGACGATCTCTTTAATCTCTTCGCGCACCACGCGTTCGGTCACGCCAGTCACGACGATTCGGCAGAGCGGGCTGTCTGATTTGACGTATGCGTAGATGCTGACGTCTATTGCAAACTCCCCTACTTGTTTGCCAAAGTGAAAGTCCTTGTTCGGGGTTTCATTTGGATAATCGTTGACCCGAGCGGTCCACTCGTCGCCCATGAACTCCTCAAGCACTTTGGTTAGCTTGGGCGACTTGAACGAGGCCAGATCCCGGATTGTCAGGTTCATAAACACCGAGTCACCGTATGAAGACAAGGAGACGTTCACGTCTTTGCGCATGACCGGCGGGAAAGCTTGGAATGCGGCCTTGACCGCGGGGTGCTTGAGCAACTTCACACGGTTAAGCAGTTGTTTGGCCTCGGTGCGGGCGATGCGTGAAGCGCGGGCGATTTGTTTGGAAAATGCAGTCATGAGGATCTCCTGTTAAACCTGAGCAGCGGCGTAGGCGTCGCTGTACTGAATCTCAAAGCCAAGGGCCTTGATCGTTGCAATGTCTTGGGGGCTAAAAGTCTTGTTGCCGGTGAGCTTGGCAAGCCGCAGGGCCGTGGCGTTGGACGGGTCAGGGTAATACTTCATGACACCGTAAACGCATTTGATGTTGATAAAAACAACTGGCATATAGATCTCCAAAATATCAAGCTGTTACGGCCGCCTGAATACGCCGCCAAAGAACAGCACGCTGCCCTTTGGTTTCCTTCGCACTCGCCAGTCTGGGGGACTGGGTCTAAGCGGTCTGGCCTTTGATTTCCCGGTAGGTACTCTGTAATCGGCTGGTTTCCTTTTTGTATCCCGCTGGTTCCTTTGCGGTGGGGGGCTTTGTTTTCCCCTTGACTCAAATGTATCACAGTGACAGTCACTGTCAACGCTTTTCATCAATGTTGCGCAAATACAACAAAAATAATTTAAAAGCGTTGTAAAAATACAACACAAAATTAAAGGGCTTTGCCACTTGACCTGAAAATCCCGTTCGGCTAAGCTCTTCACGCGCAAGTGTGCCCGCGAAAAGGCACTCAAAACTCGAGAGCCGCGATGCGGCTTTCTGCACATTTGGAGCCCAAATGGCTAAGACAATTACGATCGAAATGGCCGATGACGGCACTGTCATGGTCTCGAGCAGCGAGGGCGGCGAACCATACATGTGCGAAAGCATTGCCGAATGCCGTCAGTACGTCGACGACATGCTGGCCGAGGAGGCCGGCGAAGGACCACAAGAGCAATCGATGGAAAGTCCGGAAGAGTACGGACAGATGTGGAACGAAGAAGCAGCGACCCGCAAACCCCAACCCGGCCTCATGGCCTAAACACAAGGAAATATCATGGATCAGAAATACGCAAACCCCGCATCGCGCAACACCATGCGTGCCGCTGGAGGCATGATGGGCAACGCAGGCAAGATGCCCGGCTCGGCTATCGGCGGTGGAGGCAACCAGACCCAAGGCGCTGGCCAGATCCCCGGCAAGGTGTCTGTGCCAATGCCCGGCACGAACGAGACCCAGCCCCCTTTCAAAGGCGGCGGGGTCTACAAGGCGCCCACCGGCTTTAACGGCGGCGTCATCGATGGCATGGTCGGTGGGATGGTCTGATGGCCACGAAGCCCGGCTTGTACGCAAACATCCAAGCCAAGCGGGCACGCATAGCCTCTGGCTCGGGTGAGCGCATGCGCCAGCCCGGCGACAAAGGTGCGCCGAGCAAGGCTGACTTTGTCGAGTCGGCCAAGACGGCCAAGCCCGGCATCATCCGGCGGGCGATGAAGTGAAGACGCCGGCTTGGCAGCGCAAAGAGGGCAAGTCGCCATCAGGCGGCTTGAATGCCAAGGGCCGCGCCAGCGCGAAGGCCGCGGGCATGAACCTCAAGGCGCCAGTCAAGTCCGGAGACAACCCGCGCCGGGCCAGCTTTCTGGCTCGAATGGGCGGCATGCCCGGCCCTGAGCGCAAAGATGGCAAGCCGACGCGATTGCTTCTCAGCCTCAACGCTTGGGGAGCCAGCAGCAAAGCCGACGCCAAGAGCAAGGCCAGAGCAATCAGTGCACGCAACGAGGGCCTTGTAAGAGGGGCGATGAAGAATGGCAAGTAGACGAAACCCGAGTCGCAATTCCGATCTAGCCGGGGCGCCACCGAAGATGGCGACCATGGATGATCTGGCGTTTCCGACCGCGGCCAAGACTGGTCGCACGCATGCGAAGCAGATCACCAGCCAGAAGAAGGGCCGCGACATGCGGATCAATCTCAAGGCCGTGGTCGAGGCATGCGTCGATGAGGGGCTCGATCCGGCGGTGGAGATCGCCAAGGCTTTGAAGGCCACGATCCCGATGATCCGCGGCGGCCACCCAGTGCTTGACCACGAAGGCAAGACGGTCATGGTGCCGCTGCTGGATGTCGACACACGCATGCGGACGCTGAACGAGTTCCTCCAGTACACCCAGCCGAAGCTCAAGAGCATCGAGGTCAAGATGTCCGGCAGTCTGGACCTGACAAGCGATCAGCTTGACGCACGACTGAACATGCTTCTCGCGAAAGCGGCTCGATGATCCAGCTCGACCGCATCGACACCCGGCTTCTGGACGACGACGAGAAGCGGGAGCTCTACGAGCTTCTGCGATTGAAGGACATCAGGGCCAAGCGCAACCGCTTGTTGACCTATGCGCCCTACGCCAAGCAGCGGGAGTTCCATGCAGCCGGCGCCGGGTTCCGAGAGCGCCTGTTCATGGCGGGCAATCAACTCGGAAAATGTAGAACTGTTAACAGCCTTGTTCCACACCCAGACGGCACGGTTTCGACTATTGGCGAACTGTACGCGCGGGCTGAATCTTTTAAGGTCTGGGCTTGGGATGGCGACAAGGCTGTGGCCGTTGGCGCGTCTCACGTAATCCGCAAAGCCCCCGAACTGTGCGTCGAAGTTTTGTTAGCCACCGGTGATGTGTTCACGGCTGCCTTGGATCACCAAGTTTTGACCGCCGCCGGGTATGCGACGCTCGAGCAGCTTCTTGCATTCGCACCTTGCCTTGAGGCGTGTGATTTGGAATCTTTCCCGTCAATTCATGGCGAAGGTGAGCAGCGTTTGAGCCAAACAGCATCAGGTTTGAGCGGGCGTTGTTCTGAGGATCTCCGTCAAGGTGGTGAACCACTTCTCCCCGGAGAAGCGAACGTCCGACCGTTGCGGCCATCTCAAGCCGGTGTTCAGCCACGTACCCGGCCTGCGTCGCCATTGGATGGCTTGGCCCAGTCCACAGGTACCAATAGCGGCCGATCAAGACTCGACCGCCCTTCCAGTCTGGGTGGCCGGCTCCTGAGCGCGGTCCGGGCCTCTGTGTTTTTAGCCCAAGCCGCTTACAGGCGCGCTCAACAGCAGACAGGCATACGCCCATTTGCTGGGCCGCTTGTCGCTGTGTTAGGTTCTTTACTTCGATCAGCTCTTGCAGTACGACCGGGTCAATCGTTGAGAAGCGTCCGCGCATTGGTTTCTCCTGACAGTGAAGGGAATCGTATTGTAGCGTTCAGGTCGGTTGGCGTACATGATTTGTACGACTTGACCGTGCCAAAGTTTCACAACTACATTGCTGACGGTGTTGTGCACCACAATACGTGGGCTGGCGCATTCGAGGTCGCGATGCACACGACGGGCCGGTACCCGTCTTGGTGGAAGGGGCGGCGGTACAACTACGCCATCCGGTGCATGGTCGGGTCCGAATCGGCCGAGTTGACCCGAAAGGGTATTCAACGATTGCTGCTCGGTCCGCCAGAGATGCGCGAGGAGTGGGGCACCGGCGCCATTCCGTTTGACTGCGTTCGCGATACGTCAATGAAGCAGGGCGTGCCCGACGCGGTCTCGAGCATTGTGGTCCGCCACGAATGTGGCGAAGACAGCGTGATCCAGTTCAACAGCTACGACCAAGGCCGCACCAAGTGGCAAGCCGACACTGTCGACTTGGTGTGGTTCGACGAAGAGCCACCTCTGCCGATTTACTCTGAGGGCCTGACCCGTACACAAGCTGTGGCCGGTCAGGTCTTCGTGACCTTCACGCCTTTGCTCGGCATGTCCGAAGTGGTCAAGCGATTCCTGCTGGAGAAGCCGGCGTCATCGACCGTGACCAACATGACGATCAGCGACGCCGAGCACTACACCAAGGAGCAGGCCGATGCGATCATCGCCAGCTACCCTGAGCATGAGCGCGAAGCACGGGCCAAGGGCATCCCCATTCTGGGATCTGGCCGGGTCTTCCCAGTGGTCGAGGAGGCGATCAAGATCAGGGCATTCCCGATCCCGCCTCACTGGGCACGCGTTGCGGCGATCGACTTCGGTGTCGACCACCCGACGGCCGTTGTCTGGATGGCTTGGGACAAGGACAGCGACACGCTCTACGTGACCGACTGCTACAGACGCAGTGAGCCCGGCATCGCTGGGCACTCGATGGCAGTGCGCTCGCGCGGCGACTGGGTGCCGATCGCATGGCCGCACGACGGCCTGCAGCGGGACAAGGGCGGCAGCGGTGAGCAGCTGGCCAAGCAGTACAAGGACCAAGGTCTGAACATGATGCCCAACCGGGCCACCTTCGAGGACGGAAGCAACGGAGTCGAGGCCGGCCTGTCCGAGATGCTGACACGCATGCAGACCATGCGCCTTCGGGTGTTCTCACATCTGGAGGACTGGTTCGAGGAGTTCAGGCTGTACCACCGCAAGGATGGCATGGTCGTTAAAATCAGCGACGACTTGATGTCAGCAACGCGTTACGCAATGATGATGCGACGCCACGCCAAGACACAGGAAGAGGCCGCGGGCCGAATGCGATCTGGCCGCATGGCCCCGACGCTTGAGTTCAACGTATTCGACCCAGTGACTGGGTACTAACCAAGGAAACCAACATGGCTACTATTGCAGCAACAATCGATCGCAACTCAGTCCCCGGCGCGGTCATCGCCTCTTGGGCTGACTTGGCTACCAACGACGTTGGCGGCGGCGTGCCTATCGCCTACGCAGCCGACTTAACTGCCCAAGTATCAGGCACCTTTGGCGGCGGCACGGTTACGTGGCAAGGCTCCAATGACAATGTCAACTGGCACCCAATGACCCAGCGTGGCGGCACCACCAACATGGCTTTTACCGCTGCTGCTGTGCACACCTGCCAAGAGAACCCAGCGTGGGTTCGCCCCGCAGTCACCAGCGGCACGAGCGTTGCAATTGACTGCACTTTGGCCATCCACGCACGCTACGCCAAAGCACCTTACTAAGCTGAGGACTGAACCCCATGCACAACCAACCTCCACAAATCGAGGTCGAGTTCGTAGACCCCGAAGAGCAGCAACGAAAGAAGGCAGAGAAGCTGCAGTCCTTCGGCGCTTCGCTTAGCGGTCAGCGTGACGAGTGGATTCGCTCGCGCGGATCCTACGGAGTCGACAAGCGCTGGATCGAGGACGAGGATCAGTACAACGGCAAGGACAACATCAACAAGGCAGCAAGCCAGATGATGACCAGCGTGGAACAGGGCTACCCTGTCACCACTCAGAACGCCAAGCCCCACCGATCAACGGTGTTCATCGGCATGACTCGACAGAAGACCAATGCGGCCGAGGCCCGGCTTGCAGACATTTTGCTGCCAACCGACGATCGCAACTGGGGCATCCAGCCTACGCCGGACCCACAGCTGATGGGCATGAGCAAGGACAACAAAGCGGCGATGGACCAGCAGGGCCAGCCGATCATGGGCGAAGACGGGCAACCGGCCCGCGTGCGCGACGTTGTCAAAGCTGTGCTCGAGCTGGCCAACAAGAAGGCCAAGGCCATGGAGACCGAGATCGAGGACCAGCTGGTCGAGTGCAGCTACAACGGCGAGTTGCGCAAAGTGATCCACGACACAGCCGTGCTCGGCACCGGAGTGATCAAGGGCCCAATCGTCACCAACCGCACTCGCAAGGCTTGGCAGCCAATCACAGACAGCACAGGCGAGACGGTCCATCAGATCGAGATCGTGCAGGAGATCGGCCCCGCCTCGTTCAGGATTGACCCGCGCAACGTCTGGCCAGACCCCGGCTGCGGCGAGACGATACACAACGGCAAGGGCATCTACGAGCGGGAGCAGGTTACCGCCAAGCAGATCCGAGATCTGGCCAAGCAACCCGGCTTCCTCAAGCCCCAACTGCGCAAGGTGCTCGAAGAGGGCCCCAAGCAGTCAGCCACCCTGCGCGAGCTGACCGACGAAGACCAGCGAGACATGACCCGGCTGACATACGAAAAGTGGACCTACTGGGGCGAGGTGGACCACGACGACCTCGAGTCCGCTGGCGTCAGCGTAGGCGAGAAGGACGAGTTGCGCAGCACCAGCGCTTGCGTGGTCATGATCAACGACACCGTGGTCAAGGCGTTCTTAAACCCATTGGAAAACGGCGACATCCCATACGACTTCTACGTCTGGGAGAAGGTTGCCGGCACGGTTTGGGGATACGGGATCCCGTACCTCATGCGTTCGCAGCAGAAGGTCTTGAACGCAGCTTGGCGGCAGATGATGGACAACGCTGGCGTGTCCAGCGGCCCTCAGATCGTCATCAAACCCGGCGCCATCCAGCCGGCCGACAAGCAGTGGCAGCTGTCAGCACGCAAGATCTGGTACGCAACCGACGACATCGACGACGTGCGCAAGGCGTTTTCGACTTTCGAGTTCAACTCGCACCAAGTCGAGCTGGCCGGCATCATCAAGATGGCCACCGAGTTGGCGGACGCCGAGACCGGCGTGCCGACCATCATGCAGGGCGAGAAGGGCGCGGCCCCTGACACCGTCGGCGGCATGCAGATGTTGATGAACAGCGCCAACGTGGTGCTGCGCAGGCTCGTCAAGCAGTTCGACGATATGATCACCAAGCCTCACATCCGTCGCTACTACGACTACAACATGATGTACAACGAGGACGAGGAGATCAAGGGCGATTTTTCGATCGATGCCCGCGGCTCGAGCGCCTTGGTGGTCCGTGACATCCAGAACCAGTCTTTCCTAAACCTGCTTGCAGCTGGCGCCAACCCGGTCTACGGCATGTACCTCGACACCCAGAAGCTGTTTGAGAAAGCCTTGCAGGCCCAGCACATCGACCCAGCCGAGGTGTTCAAGTCGGAAGAGGAGATCGAGCAGATCAAGGAAGCGCAGAAGCAGGCAGCCGCTCAAGGCCCGGCGCCCGACCCGGCCATGGCCGTGGCTCAGATGCGTGCAGAGGCTGAGATGCAGAAGGCCCAAGCCCAGAACCAAGGCGACTTGCAAGAGCTGCAAGTGCGCCAAGCGATTGCTGCGCAAGAGGCCGACCTGCGCATCATGCAGCTGGAGATGACTCGCGAGATCGAGATGCTGAAGCTATCCAACTCGCAGAACATCAGCCTCGAGAAAATCAAAGCCCAGCTGGCCGACACCGCGATGAAGGAGCGCAGTCGCAAAGAGCTGTTCGCCGCCGAGCGCGATCTGGCTCTCAAAACTGGTTCAGGAATCTAAGGAGAAACCATGGCGACAAAACTTTCAGACGCCGAAATCAAAGCACTTGTTAATCAAAACATTTTAAAACCGGCAGCCCTTGCGGCAACCGCAGCCGCGAGCGGGGTAACCCTTGCGGATCTTTCAAGGGCTGCCGGCGTTAGTGCTGATAAATTGGGTAGCTATTTTGCCGACGCCAAGGTGGACACATCGGCCCTTGCAACCAAGATAACATCGGATGAAGCGGCCGAATTGATGCGGCGGTCTCAGGTTGGCGGGGTGCCAACATCAGAATTCAATGCTGCCGGCGGATACGCAGCTGTGAAGAAGTTGGCTGAGGGAAACACCACCGGCTATCAGGCAGGCGTCCGAACCGTGGCCGACATGGCAAAGTACGCCCCTGACGACGTGGCTACAAGGTATGACCCCGGCGGCCAAGGCGGGCTGGGCGAGACTTTCTACGCCAGCGGCAACTCCGCAACGGGTAAGGGGTCGGTCCCGGTCCCAGTCACCACGTTTACGCCGCCAACAACAGCCGGCCAACTCACCACAGTACCCTCAGCCGCTGTAACGCCCGGCCTGATTAAAGGTGCTGCGACCAGCACCGCGCAGGTTGCGCCGATACAACTCAACCTTCCGGTGGCATCCGGTGGCGCTGGACTATTGACCGGAGCTAACAGCCTTGCCGCCAACCCCCTTGCCGCCACCCCCGGGACGTTTAGCGTGCCCAACACAGAGACAGGCAATGTCAATACCGGCGGCCTGATTTCGGGGGTGCAGCAGCAACTGTTTAGCCAGAACGCGCAAGTTGGCCTGCCTACAGGCGTGACGCCAACGATTGGGGCGCTGGGCAACAACACTGGCGGCCCCAGCATTGCGCCTTACAACCCCTACGGTTTTAGATATGACGCGGCAAAGGCCAAAACGGGAGCCACACAAAACTACTACAACCCCAAGACTGGCCAGCGGTACACGGCTCCGGCCGGCTTTGCACCGCCTAGCACTGACTGGCAAACGTACACTCCCGGCGCGGCGACGGCGGCATCGACGTTCAATCTCAGCACAGGGGCTGGCAGTGACCAGACGGTGAAGCTGTAACAAAAAAAGCCCATGAAATTTAGTTGTTGCGTAATACCCACAGTTTGTTATAGAATTTCTTTGGGCGAAGTGCGCCCAAAATTTACCGAAGCCGGCCCCTGAAGCTGGCTTTTTTTATGACCGATTACTCATCAAGCACATGGCACCAGTTGCGCAAGTGGGCAGAGGCCCAGCTTGAGCAGGCCAGAACCAAGAACGACGCTGTCGCCCTCTCCGACACAGAGACAGCTGCGTTGCGTGGTGAGATACGCATGCTAAAAAGATTTCTCGACTTGCCCAATGCGGCAACTCGGGGTGTGGTGGTTGAGCCGGAGTAAATCCCGCTTGGCCTTTTTAGTGGGCCGTTGAAAGACGGTCTTTATTTGGAGAGCAAAAAGTGGAAGAAAACCAACTGTCTTCGGAAGAAGCACAGAAGTTATGGGACCAAGAGGCGTCCAAGCTCGATGTCGACGATAGCTCGTCCGCAACAGAGCTTTTAGCCGATGCGCCGGAAACGCCGCAAGACCTTGAACCACAACAACTGGAACAGCCGGAAGATCCGCTGGCTGGGCTATCCCCAACGGTCCGTGCCAAATTGGCTCAGATCGATGAATTAGCACAGGCAAATGCTCAACTGCTGCACCATGTCAAAACGACCGAGGGTCGCGTGGCAGCGATGCAACGAGAGGCTCAGCAGGCACGTCAAGCGGCAACGCAAGAAGCGCCTTCGCAGACAGCCATCGTTAGCGCAGCCAAGAACCCGGAAAAGTGGGACCAGCTCAAACAGGATTTTCCCGAGTGGGCAGGAGCGATGGAGGAATACGTCGCATCGAAGGTGGGTGGCCAGCAACAAGGTTTGACACCTGAACAGGTGACAGGCTACGTTCAACAGCAGGTCGCACAAACCCGCGCTGAGATGGGGCGCCTCATGGAAGAGGCCCGGATAGAAGGTAAGTACGAGAACTGGCGCGATACGGTCAACACGACTGAATTCGCGCAATGGTTCACCGTGCAGTCGCCTGATACCCGAGCACTCGCTGACAGCTCGGCAGCCAGAGACGCGATCAAGATGCTTGACTTGTTCAACGCATCCAAATCGGTTTCGGCTACGGAAATCAGGCAAGAGCGCGGAGCACGTCTCGCTGCAGCCGCGACAACTCGAACTGGCCAGACACCACCGCCTAAAACACTTGGCGACATGTCACCAACTGAACTGTGGAATTACGAAGCCAAGAAACGTGAGCGAGAGCTCAAAGAACGCGGCTATTAACTCAATTTTCAAAGAAAGAAACTAGACCATGTCTATCCAAAATTACGGCACCGTAGCATCGCGAAACCTTATCCGCGCTGCACAGGGCATGCTTGAGCATGCCCAGCCCATCACCGTACTGGGCGATTTCGGTACTCAACGCGAGATGCCACAGAACTCGACAGACACCTTGGTGTTTCGTCGTACTCTGCCCTTTGGCGCATCGACCGCGGGTACCACGATTGAAAACACCAGCCGCTACGTCGGCACACCGGACATCACCGCTTCCAACTTCGTGTTGGCTGAGGGTGTGACTCCCAACGCGAACACGATCTCGTTCCAAGACGTGTCTGTTCAGCTCCAGCAATATGGCGTGCTGTTCAAGTACTCCAGCAAGGTCGAGCAGCTGTACGAAGACGACATCCCCGGCGAAATGGTCAAGCTCACGGGCGAGACTCTGGCCGAGGTGATGGAGATGGTTCGTTACGGGGTGCTGAAGGCTGGCTCCACTGTGATCTACGCGAACGGCTCCAGCCGCTCCGCTGTGAACACGGCCATCAGCCTGAACGCAATTCGTAAATCAGCTCGTACCCTCGAGTCCAACCGTTCGCGTCGTGTGACCAGTCGTCTGGCTCCCGGTGTCAACTTCGGTACTCGGGCTGTGCAGCCTGCATACGTGGTGTTCTGCCACACTGACGCTGTCAGCGACATCCGTAATCTGCCCGGCTTCACCCGGGTTGAAGAGTACGGTTCGTTCAAGCCGATCCATGACCGCGAAGTTGGTGCATGCGAAGACTTCCGTTTCATCAGCTCACCCCTGTTGAAATCGTTCTTGGCTGCCGGCGCTTCGGTTGGCTCGAGCGGCATGCTGTCTGTTGGTGCTGCCAACGTCGACGTGTACCCATTCATCATCATCGGTGAAGACGCTTGGGGCCAAGTCGCTCTGAAGGGCATGTCTGCAATCAAGCCTGTGGTCCTCAAAGCATCGCAGACCAACCACGCCAACCCGCTGGGCCAGTTCGGCTACGTGGGCGCTTCTACATGGTTCGCGACTGTGCGTCTGAACGACGCCTTCATGGCCCGTATCGAAGCCGGTGTGACCGCCCTGTAATGACTAGGGGCTGGGTTACCCCGGCCCCGTCCTAACTAAAGGAACACACCATGAGCAATGCAGCTTATTACAGCCTTCTGAACAACGGAGTGCTAACAGGTGACGTGGTCGGCGCGGTGGAGGCCACCCCGACAGTCGAAGTCACTGGCGCTTTGACTTGCACTCGCGAAGTCAACGGCGGTCGCACGATGGTTATCAATGCCGCAGCAGGATGTGCAGTCACCCTGCCTAATGCTACCGGCACTGGTTCTGTCTACCGATTCATCATCGGCACCACCATCACATCAAACAGCACCACCATCAAGGTGAACAATGCTACTGACGTGATGTCTGGCCGAGCGTTTGTTATCAGCGATGGCGCGGCGGCGGTCTTGGGTTATGCCACGACTTCCACGAGCGACACCATCACCCTCAACGGCTCGACACTGGGCGGCCTTGCTGGCGATCACATCGAGATCATCGATGCAATCGCCGGCACCTTCGCCGTGCGCGTGTTCACCGCTGCAACCGGTTCGGAAGCAACTCCGTTCTCGGCAACTGTCTCCTAATCTTCTTGAAGGAAATTCATCATGTCATACAACATCGAACAAGCCAATAGTGGCTACCTCTCCCTCACCGCCGCCGGCTTGGCTGAAGGCACCGACGCCAACACCTTCAAGACTGCGAACACCTTGACTTTCACAAGCAACGGTATTTTCAAGTCTAAAGCTGCTACCGACAACCTGCCTTTCACGGCCGGCACCGCCTTGGGCAACTCGCAAGCCTGCTTGTTTGCCGTGTGGATCACAGCCGCTGGCGCCGTGTCAACCACGCAAGGTCCTATCGTTGCCGCTGGCGATCCATGCCCAGTGCCCGGTCAGGTCACAGCCGGTACAACTTTGGTCGGTTTGATCAAAATAGTTACCAGCTCGTCTGCTACGTTTACCCCCGGCTCGACTGACCTTGGTGCTGCTGGTGTTACTGACACCTTCAGCGACTGCATGGACATGCCCGGCTCGGCCCAGTAATTTGCCATCCTCCTTGAAGAGGTTTTTACGCAGGCCACCTTCGGGTGGTCTGCTTTTTGGCAAGAGAGTTTTTTAACCCCAACGGAGAATGAGAATGGCAAAAAAAGAAGTAATCGCTGGCATCGAGATCCACGATGACGCACCGATGATTGATCCCGTTTCGCGAGTCCCCGACCTGCGCGAACTGGCTTCCAGCGAGATGTTTATGAATGAGATGGTCACCGTGATGGTTCACTCCAGCACCGATGAAAACCAAGCTCCTCACGTGATCCTCAACTGCAACGGAACCAACCAGCCGATCATGCGTGGCGTGCCCACTACGGTCCGCCGCAAGTACGTTGAGATCTTGGCACACATGAAAGAGACCAAGTACAGCCAAGTCACCCGCAATCCCGCGGCTCCTGACCAGATCGACATGGTCGCGCGTCACGGTTTGGCTTACCCATTCGAGCTCATGGAAGACGCAAACCCCCGGGGTCGCGCATGGCTCACCAACGTATTGGCTGAAGCTACGTGAATTTCCTACAGCTGATTAATCGCGCAAGGGTGGAGTGCGGCGTCTCAGGCGCCGGCACCCCTCTGGTCACCGTCACTGGCCTTACAGGCGAGTCCGCGCGGATCGCTGCGTGGATTAACAGCGCGTGGGTTGATGTGCAGACGGCCAAGGAGGACTGGCAGTGGATGCGCCAGCCAGTGCAGTTCAACACGGTCACGCAACAGCAAATCTACACCCCCACCGAAGCCGGTGTGGGGACCACTTTCGGAAACTGGAAACGTGACAGTTGGCGGATCTCGTCTGTAGGCCAAAACTACAAAGACGAGCAGCTGTCAAACTACATGGACTACACGACGTTCCGCAACCTGTACATGTACGGGAACATGCGGACAACGTATGCAAGGCCAGTGGTCATCACGATCGACCCTGATAAAAACTTGGGTTTTGGCTCGATCCCTGATCAGCCTTACGTTGTTGTGGGCGAGTACTACGTGCAGCCCACCGAGTTCTCTGCGGCCACTGACGAGCCTTCCGCTTACTTCCCCACCCGATTCCAGATGATGATCGTCTACCGGGCCATGATGTTCTACGGCGGTTATGAATCGGCTCCGGAGGTTTACCAGCGGGGCGAGTTTGAATTCAAGCGTTTGATGAACCGTCTGGACATCGACCAGCTGCCAACCGTTGTCAGTGGTCCGCCTCTTGCCTAAAGAGACCAGATGCCACTGACCACGCCCAGAGTCAATTACGATCTCATCCGCCTCAATGGCGGCTTGGATCAGGTCACCCCAACTCTTTCATTGCCCCCGGGCATCGCCCGCCGGGCTGCCAACTTCGAGTGCTCAATCACTGGCGGCTACACCCGCATCGCTGGATACGAGCGCTTTGACGGAAGGCCCAGCCCATCGGCTGCGGTCTACAACCTTCTTGTCTGCGCACTGACCGGCACGGTCGCCGTCGGCAACACCATCGTCGGCTTGTCATCCGCAGCCACCGGCGTGGTCATCGCGCGGACCGGCAACGACGTGGTGATTACCCGAGAGACCGGCACCTTCTTGTCCACAGAAGGCATCTCGGTGAGCTCGACCAATGTGGGCGACATCACGTATGTGCAAGGGGTATCAGCCGACGGCCTGCTGGACGTGACCTACCGCAACCTTGCCGCAGACAGCTACCGGGCCGACATCACCGCCGTGCCGGGATCCGGATCCGTGCTCGGCGTGGGCTACTACAACGGCACCCTGTACGCATGGCGAAACAACGCCGGTGCAACAGCTTCGGTCATGCACAAGTCGACATCTTCGGGATGGACTGCCGTTACCCTTGGCAAGACCATGTCTTTTGATAGCGGCGTCTTGGCGATCGCAGACGGCGTCACCTTGACCGGTCAGTCCAGCGGGGCGACGTGTGTGGTGGCCCGCACGGTTCTTGAAGACGGCACCTACGCTTCAAGCGATGCGGCCGGTCAATTGATTTTGTCTACCGTTACCGGGACCTTTACGGTTGGTGAGAATTTGCGAATCGGCGCTACAACCTACGCCCACGTCTTGACCGTACCTGTGCAAATCACTTTGGCACCCAGCGGCCGTTACGAAACCGTGATCGCCAACTTCGGCGGCGGCACAGCCAACTACAAAATGTACGGGTGCGACGGAAAGAACAACGCATTTGAATTTGACGGCACGACTTACGTGCCCATTCGCACCGGCATGACCGTGGATACGCCCAACCACATTTGCTTCCACAAGCAGCATTTGTTTTTGAGCTTCGGCGCTTCTTTGCAATTCAGCGCTTTGGGCTATCCGTACCAATGGACCCCTTTGCTGGGCGCTGGCGAGATCGCCATGAACGCAGAGATCACCAACCTGCTGATCCTGCCGGGTAACCAATCAAGTGGCGCCTTGGGCGTTTACACGCGTCAGGACACGTCGGTCTTGTACGGCACAAGCTCCGCAAACTTTCAACTGTCGGCGTTCAACACCGGCACCGGCGCCTACGCATACACCGCGCAGAACTTGGACCAGTCTTACGTGCTTGACGACCGAGGTGTCATCAGCATGAGCACATCGTTGAACTTCGGCAACTTCGTGCCAGCTTCGCTGACCATGAACATTCGGCCGTTCATTGAAGCGCACCGGGCACTGGCCGTTGGCAGCTCAGTCAACCGAGACAAAGGCCAGTACCGGGTTTTCTTCTCCGACGGCTCCGCCCTGTACCTGACCATCACAAACGCCAACCTACTCGGCAGCATGCCGGTTCAGTTTGCGCACACCATCAACTGCTGCGTTGACGGTGAGGCCCCCAGCGGCGGGACGGTGCAGTTCTTCGGATCTGGAAACGGCTTTGTCTACCAGATGGACGCGGGGACCAGTTTTGACGGTGGGACCATTGCGGCCAACATCAACTTGGTCTACAACTCAACGAAATCGCCACGCGTTTTGAAGCGGTACCGCAAGGCGTCGGTCGAGATAACCGGTGACTCTTACGCCGAGATTCAGTTTGGATACGACTTGGGCTACCGCAAGGAGTCCATAACCCAGCCTGTCGATCTGTCTTACCAGAACGACTTGAGGTCCAGCTACTGGGACGAGATGATTTGGGATAATTTCGTGTGGGACGGATCTGACGTTTCGCCGTCCGAAATCGAAGTTACCGGGACCGCTGAAAACATGGCCATTCGGATTTCCTCGAACTCAGATCTCCTTCAGCCTTTCACGGTGAACAGCGTCATCGTGCACTACACATTACGCCGAGGACTCAGATGAGCAACCCCTACTACACGCACACCACGTACCCGACTCCAAACTCACCCGGTGCGTCGGCGACGCTGCGCAATGAGCTGGAGAGCATCACTGTCGGTTTTGACCTGCTTCCAACCTTGGCCGCCAACGGCTACAAGGTGGCGATGGTCAATTCGGCCGGCACGGCTTTGATTGCGTCATCCGCGCTTCAGTCTCTGGCCATCACCTCATCTACCCTGAACAGCACGCCGATCGGCGCGACCACGGCTGCGGCTGGCACCTTTACCAATCTGACGGTCACCGGCAACTCAATTCTCGGCTCCAGCGTTGTGATTACTGGCGGTACGATAAACGGTACTCCGATCGGTGGAACGACCGCTTCAACAGGCGCGTTCACCACCGCCAGCGCCAGCTCCGGGTTCACTGGCAACTTGACCGGCAACGTCACCGGCGGTGTGACCGGCAACGTAATCGGCAACGTCACAGGCGACCTGACAGGCAATGTGACCGCCAGTACCGGCACGTCGACGTTTGCCGACGTCACCATCAACGGCTCTCTGGACATGAACTCGGCCACGGGCAGCACGATCACCGGTCTGAGTACGCCGTCCGGATCCACTGACGCGGCCAACAAAGGGTACGTTGACACCGCTGTCGCGTTGCGCTTGGCCTTGACCGGGGGCACGATGTCAGGCGCCATTGCCATGGGCACCAGCAAGGTCACGGGCCTTGGCGACCCTACGGCCGCACAAGACGCGGCGACCAAGAACTACGTTGACAACACCGCACAAGGGCTGGATGCAAAAGCCTCCTGCGTTGTTGCGACCACGGCCAGCATCACCCTGTCCGGCACCCAGACGATCGACGGAGTCGCAGTAATTGCCGGCGACCGGGTGCTGGTTAAAGACCAAAGCACTTCGGCCAACAACGGCATTTACGTGGTTGCTGCCAGCACATGGGCCCGGTCCACCGACGCCGACACTTGGGTGGAACTGACGTCGGCATTCACCTTTGTCGAATCCGGCACGGCCAACGCAGATAGCGGATGGGTCTGCACAATCGACGCCGGGGGCACCCTTGGATCAACTGCGGTGACTTGGGTCCAGTTCTCAGGAGCTGGCCAGATCACCGCTGGCGCGGGTCTGACCAAGACCGGCAACACCTTGGACGTTGGCACGGCGTCCAGCAGCCGCATCGTTGTCAACTCGGACAACATCGACTTGGCCACCACTGGGGTCGGCGCCAGCACCTACACGTCTGTGACCGTGGACACCTACGGCCGCGTGACTGCCGGCACAAACCCGACGACCCTTGCGGGCTACGGCATCACCAACGCCTACACCAAGACCGAGGTCGACACCACGGTGTCTGGTCTGCTGGCCAAAACTGGCGGCACGATGTCAGGCGCCATTGCTATGGGCGCAAACAAGATCACCGGCTTGGCTGACCCAACGGCCAACCAAGATGGCGCGACCAAGTTTTACGTAGACAGCATTCTGGGCAGCGCGACCAGCGCGGCGGCTTCGGCTTCTGCTGCGGCGACAAGCGAGACCAACGCGGGCAACAGCGCCACGGCAGCGGCCGGCAGTGCAACGGCTGCCTCTGGCAGCGCCACGGCCGCGGCTGCGTCATTCGACTCGTTTGATGACCGGTACCTTGGAGCAAAGGCTTCCGACCCGGCTCTGGACAACGACGGCAACGCACTGCTGACAGGTGCTCTGTATTTCAACACCACGGTCAGCGAGATGCGCGTGTACAGCGGCTCGGCTTGGCTGGCTGCCTACCTACCGGCCAGTGGGTACCTAGCCCTTTCTGGCGGCACCATGACCGGCGCCATCACATTTGCAGCCGCACAGCTTGTGTCTGTAGCCAACGGCGGTACGGGTTTGGCCACCCTCACAGCCAACAACGTCATCTTGGGCAACGGCACATCAGCACCCACCTTTGTAGCGCCAAGCACCACGGGCAATGTGCTGACAAGCAATGGGACCACTTGGGCGTCCAGTGCACCAGCGGCGGGTGGCATTGTTTACACCACCACCAAAACGTCCAACTACACCGCCTCCGCTAACGACGGTGTGCTGACCAACACGACTGCCGGGGCGTTCACTGTCACCCTGCCAGCGTCTCCAGCTAACGGCGCTCAGGTCATTGTTGCTGATGCAGCGGGTACTTGGGGGACAAACAACCTCACCGTAGGGCGCAACGGCAACAACATAGCTGATGTGGCGCAGGACTTGGTTTGCGACATCAGCGGGGCGTCTGTTCAGTTTGTCTACAACAGTTCTGGCACAGCAAGCTGGGAAGTGTTTGCACAGATTGGCGGCAACGGCGGCACTGCTGTTACGCTGACCGGGACACAGACTCTCACCAACAAGACGCTGACTGCGCCAACCATTGCATCAGCTAACTTGACAACAGCATTGACCCTTGCTGGTGCTGCAGGGACTAACGGACAGGTGCTGACCAGTGCTGGGTCTGGATTGCCATCGTGGGCTACCCCAAGTTCGGGGGCATTAACCCTGCTCTCTACTGTCACTGCAAGCGCATCGGCTACGGTTGATATGGAAACAACCTTCAGTAGCACTTACGATGCGTATTTGATAATTGGTAGCGGCATTGTTATTTCAAACGATGGAGGCAGCTTTTCATGTCGCCTGAAAATAGGAGGTTCGTATTCGACTACGGACTACAAAGGACATTTCATGCAAGTTGCTTCAGGCAGCACAACGTATGCTGCAACCGCCAACGCTACAAGCTCTATTGGTATAGCCGCTTCCGTCGGCAATGTCACAAATGAAGGTCTTAATTTTACGATGAAAGTATATTTGCCCTCTGGCGCAACACTACGAAATATGGTAACGGGAGAGGTAGTCTACACGAGGGATTCTTCGGATGTGTTGCAGGGTGGGGCTTTCTTAGGTGGTAACACTGTTGCTGGCGCTGTGACAGGGGTTAGGTTTTTGCCATCTAGTGGAACCATCACCTCCGGCGTCTTCCGTCTCTACGGCATTGCCAATTCATAGGACTCAACATGAGATATCACGCAACATCAGAAGGCAACATTCCTTTTACTATTGAAGAAGAAGCAGAATGGGAAGCAAACCAAGCAGCATGGGATGCTGGCTCAGACACCCGCAAAGCCACAGAAGTTAGGGCAGAGCGCAGTGCCAAACTAGCTGCAACGGACTGGACTCAGGGTGCTGATACGCCCCAAGCCACTAAAGATAAATATGCCCCATACCGCCAAGCATTGCGCGATGTACCAGCACAAGCAGGGTTCCCAAACACTGTCGTTTGGCCCACTCAGGAGTAAGCCATGACAACCCTATCTGACATCATCACGCCAACCAACCTTGTCACATTGACGGGAACATCTACGCTTACCAACAAGACCATTGCTTTTGGTAGCAACACCCTGTCTGATGTGGCAAGTCTATCTACAGCCCAGACCTTCACTGGCACAAAGACCTTCAGCGGTACATCATCAGCACTAGCGATGATTTTGAACGACACGGCAGAGGTGGCGACAGTATCAGCAACAGCGGCCACAGGCACGATCAACTACGATGTCACCACCCAGTCTGTCCAGTACTACACCAGCAACGCAAGTGCCAACTGGACTGTCAACTTCAGGGCGTCATCAGGTACATCGTTGAACACTGCCATGACTACGGGCCAGTCTGTGACTGTGGCTTTCCTTGTCACGCAAGGCTCGACTGCTTACTACAACAATGTGGTGCAGGTAGATGGCACAACAGTGACTCCCAAGTATCAAGGCGGTACAGCACCAGCGGCTGGTAACGCAAGTTCGGTCGACGTCTATATGTACACCATCGTCAAGACGGGCAGTGCGGCATTCACTGTCTTTGCCTCGCAGACCAAGTTTGCATAAGGACTGATATGCCATTAGTACAAACAAGGGGTGCGGCATCGGCCCAAGGTTTTGGTGAGTTTGCACAGGCGGCTGCTGCTAACTACATTGAGGACGTGTTTTCTTGCTTTCTTTTTACTGGGACAGGCTCAAATCAAACTATTACCAACGGTATTGACTTGTCTACCAAGGGTGGTTTGGTTTGGACTAAGTGCAGAAGTGACGTTCAAGGCAACTTTCTTGTGGACACCGTGCGGGGCGGCGATGTCAATTTAAAATCAGACACCACAGCCGCCAATGATTTTGGCAGCGGCCAAGGCGCTCAGTCATTTACGTCTACGGGATTTGTAACTGGTGGATTTTCGGCACGAACCTACGTCTCATGGACATTCCGCAAGCAGCCAAAGTTTTTTGATATTGTGACGTGGACTGGAAATGGTACTGCTGGTCGGCAAATTCCCCATAATCTTGGCTCTGCACCGGGATTTGTTGTTGTTAAAAGAACAAGCAATGTAAACAATTGGATTTGTTGGCACAGAGCGTTAACAAGCACTCAATACATTCAAATAAATAGCACCAGTGAGGCTTTTTCTGATGGCGGTATATTTTGGAATAGCACAATCCCTAGCGCAACTGATTTAACTCTTGGAAGCGACAGCGGTGTTAATGGCTCTGGTTCAACCTACGTAGCCTACCTATTCGCCCATGACGCAGGCGGCTTTGGCCTGACGGGTACGGACAATGTGATTTCGTGTGGAGGTTATACAGGGGACGAAACAGCAAACAGAGCAATTACATTGGGCTATGAGCCTCAATGGATTCTGTGGAAAAATGCTAGTAACGCTTCTGGCTTGTCAGAAACAAACTGGCAAATTTATGACACTATGCGAGGATGGTTAGGGAACGCAACAGGAACTGGTGGTGACAGCAAATGGTTACAGCCAAATACATCAAGTGCAGAAGGTGGTGAAAACGCTATCGCAATAACTCCTACAGGTATTGCTGTTGGTAGAGCATATGGTTCGCTTACAAATAGGTCTGGCGATACCTACATCTACATAGCCATACGCCGTGGCCCGATGAAAGTGCCTACGCTGGGGACGAGTGTGTTAAACATTACAACAAGCGTAGGTACTAACCCAGCTTATGTAAGTAGCTTTCCTGTTGATTTTGCCTATCGAAGACAGATAACAGGAACAAGTGACAACTATTTTCACACACGCTTGCAAGGCGCTAAAACTTTATATCCAAATTATAATGTTGCAGAAGATAGCGATGCCAATGTAACTTGGGACTACCAAAATGGTATGTTTACAAGTACAGGAGCAAACGCAAATCAATATGGTTGGTTAATGAGACGTGCGCCATCGTTTATGGATACTGTTTGCTATACGGGGACGGGAGCAAACAGAACTGTAACGCACAATCTGACTGTTGTGCCTGAGTTGATGATTGTGAAGAATCGTTCTGATGCAACAGGTCGCGCATGGGCGGTGTATGCCAACGCAGACAACACAGATTACCTTGTTCTCAACACAACAGCGGCAACGGTAGACGACATAACCTATTGGAACGACACTTCGCCAACGTCCACAGTGTTTACAGTGGGAACAAACAATAGCACAAATGAAAGCGCGGACACATTCGTAGCCTACCTCTTCGCAACCTGCGCTGGTGTTTCCAAAGTAGGCAGCTACACAGGCAACGGCACAACCCAAACTATCAACTGTGGCTTCACAGGCGGGGCGAGGTTCGTACTCATCAAGCGCACTGACTCAACGGGTGATTGGTATGTATGGGACAGCGCAAGGGGAATCGTAGCTGGTAATGACCCACACCTCAGCCTCAACACATCAGCCGCTGAAGTAACGACAGACGACAGCGTGGATACCGACAGCACAGGCTTTGTGGTGAACCAGCTTTCAGCGACAAACATCAACGTCACATCAGCAAGCTACATTTTCCTTTCCGTGGCTTAAAGGACACACTATGCAAATCAGAACACAAACAGGCGCGGTCATGTACGAGGCAGAGTTTCGTGCATACCAAAAAGCCAATGGTGGCCCAGCGTGGGACACAACAACAACCGAGGTCTTGACAGCACTGGGTGCTGATGTGGTTTTTGAAGGACCACAAGCCTCTGGCGGGACGGTCTACCAATACAGCCAAGCGTCTGGTGTTGAGCAGATTGATGGCAAGTGGTACACCAAGTACATCCTCGGCCCTGTCTTCTTAGACCAAGTTGTAGATGGTGTAACTACTACTGCTGCCGAGCAAGAGGCTGCTTACAAGGCCAGCAAGGACGCAGAGCAAGCCAAGGCGGTACGCACCAGCCGGGATGACAAGCTGACTGAGACTGATTGGCGGTTTCGCAGTGATATGACACCTTCACAGGCGTGGAAAGATTACTGCCAAGCCTTGCGAGACATCCCAGCACAGGCTGGATTCCCTTGGACTATTACTTGGCCTGACGCACCATGAGCGATATAGACATCCGATTGACGAGCCATGAGGCCGTTTGTGCAGAACGGTATGCACAGATCAATGCTCGGCTCAAGCGGCTTGAGGGCGTGATCATGAAGACCGCTGGTGTCTTGATCGTCAGTATGGCAGCCATCGTTTATGCCTCTTTGACGTTGGGCAGATGAAGTGGAATAGGCGGGACAAATGATTGACCTTACCAAAGCCATTGGAGCAGTCGCAGCCAGCATTGCAGCCATTGGCGGCGGGTACACGTTGGCAGACAAGTTTGGGTGGTTTGACAGGGCTATCCTTGAGTGGTCACCAGAGCATTTTAAGATTACAGCAGCGGCAGGGCAACCTATCAACGTCACGGTGGCCCGGATTAAAAAACGTGATGACTGCTCAGTAGAGAGTTTTACGCCAAGCATCCGTGACGCAGCAGGTATGGTGCACGAGGCAACGACAACCGCAAGCAAGTTCAGCGGCCCAGCAGGGCCAACGATTGACACGTTTACATACCAACTCACGATGGTGAGAAAAGAGAAGATTGCGCCGGGTTCAGCTACATTGCTAGCGACGATCAAGTACAAGTGTCCCGAAGGTGAACGTGTCGTTCAATACCCCCGCCATGCTAATCTGAGTTTTGATTTAAAAGGGTGACCATGATTCCAATAGTTGCGTCCCTCCTCGGTACGTTGGCCCAGAACGGTCTGGGCCTTTTGTCTTCTGCAATCCAAGCCAAGGGCAAAGAGGTTGTTGAGAACACCTTTGGGATAAAAATTCCTGATTCCCCGACCCCGGAGGACGTGGCCAAACTACGTCAGCTTCAGTACGATCACGAGGAACGGTTGATTGAGCTTGGCATTATGAAGGCCCAAGCCGAGTTGGAAGAACTCAAGGTGTTTGCCCTAGCCGCTCAGAATGAGGATAACAACGTCTCAGACCGCTGGAAAGCGGATATGAGCAGTGACTCTTGGCTGTCCAAGAATATTCGCCCTATGAGCCTTGTAGCCATCTTCGTGGGGTACTTCATCTTTGCCATGATGTCCGCATTCGGTTTGAACGCCAACGAGTCCTACGTCCAACTGCTCGGTCAGTGGGGGATGCTGATCATGGGTGCTTATTTTGGTGGACGCACGATTGAGAAATTGGCTGACATGAGGAGTAAAAAATGAGCCTAAGTCAAGAACAAGCCGCTTTCCTGCTGGATATGTGCAAGCTGATCCAGTACGCTACCGAGCAAGGTTTTGTGGTTACTGGCGGGGAACTGTCCCGGACGCCAGAGCAACAGGCTATCTATTTCAAAACAGGTCGGTCAAAGACCATGAACTCAATTCACCTCAAAAGGTGCGCCATTGACTTGAACTTCTTCAAAGATGGGCGGATAATCTGGGACAAGGGCATCATTGCTCCGCTGGGCGTTTACTGGGAGTCTTTGCACCCCAAAAATCGTTGGGGAGGCAACTTCAAGTCGCTGGTTGATTGCCCGCACTTTGAACGCAACGTCGGATAACGGAGAAAAAAATGACAGTCGCAGCCGTAATGACGTATGACAGTTTGGTCAACGACATCCAGACCTATCTAGAGCGCACAGACCAGCAGACGCTAGACAAAATTCCGCAGTTCATCATGCTGGCAGAGCAGATCATTGCGGCTGAGATTAAATTTCTTGGCAACCTGACTGTGGCCACAAGCACTATGGTTGCGTCCGAGAACGTAATTCCCAAGCCGGCACGCTGGCGCAAGACTGTTTCAATGAACATCACCGTGGCAGGCAAGCGCCAGCCTGTTCTGCTTCGGACTTACGAGTACATCCGTGAGTATTGGCCAGAGGCGGCCAGCACTGACGTGCCGCTGTATTTTTGCGACTACGACTACGAGCACTGGTTGGTAGGGCCCACCCCTACACTGGCCTACTCCTACGAGGTGCTGTATTACGAGCGCGTGCAGCCCTTGGACTCATCAAACCAATCGAGCTGGTTTACCCAGTACGCCCCACAGGCGCTGCTGTATGGCACTTTGCTTCTCTTCTT